CAACACCGGAAACCGGTCAGCGGCAACCAACACCGGAAACCAGTCAGCGGCAACCAACACCGGAAACCAGTCAGCGGCAACCAACACCGGAAACTGGTCAGCGGCAACCAACACCGGAAACTGGTCAGCGGCAACAGTAGAAGGAAAAGAAAGCGTCGCAATGGCCATTGGATACAATTCTAAAGCTAAAGGTTCGCTTGGATGCTTTATTGTACTGGCAGAATACAAAAAGCTGGGATGCGAATACCACATCGTAGATGTGAAAAGTGCAAAAGTTGACGGTAAAAAGATTAAGCCAGATACATTCTACAAACTCATTAACGGCGAATTTGTAGAAGCAGATAAAGAATAAGAAAGCCCTGCGGGTGCGACCACACCACGCAGAGCCGCGTATCTAACTTAATTTGGCTAAGTTAAATACAGGACAAGTATAACACACCTTCCTGTATTTATCAATAAATAATTAGGAGGGCATTTTTTATGTCAAAAACACACATCCAGAACGCAGAAACACCAACACTTGCAAGTGAGGTCATTTCCGACCTTGAGAAAGAAAGACGGAAACTCAAAGCCGAAAACAAGAATCTCAGAGAAACAGTCGTAACACTCGGATTAATGCTGACAAGGATATTGAAAGAGGGTGATATACCACATGAAGATGCGTGACGAAAACCAGGTACTTTTATCAGGCGACATTCCGGCAGGATTCGTATTCTCACATGAAGAATACGGTGGAACAAAGATGTATGAGGGAAGAATGACAATATTTAGAAAGAGTACATCCTATGACATCCTTCCGATTATTGTGCCGGAATACATGATTTCCAGAGAAACAGAGCTGATTGCTAGTATATATGGTGAAATGCGAAGCCGTACAGTCCGGGAAGATGGTAAGAAAAGCCTTGTAGCATATGTAAGAGCAATGAACATTCAGTATCTTGAAAGACTGGAAGAACACGATGCAAACGAAGTTTATCTGACTGGATATTTGATTAAAAGGCCAACAATAAAGATGATTGGCACAAATAACGACAGGAAGTTGGCAAGAATACTTCTGGCGGTAAACAGAAAGAAGAAAGCCGGATATACCAGATCAGACGCAATCAGTTGTTTGTGCTGGGAGGAAAACGCAGATGCCGTAGAGAATCTGAAAAAGGGAGCAAAAATCAAACTCCGCGGAAGATTCCAAAGCCGGGAACTGTGGTCTGATCAGAGCCAATCATGGGTAACAGCGTTGGAAGTATCAGTAAAAAGATTGGAGATTTTGTAATATGAAGAAAATCGAAGTAAGAGAAATTAGATTGACCGATTTTAAAGGCCAGTCAGAAAAGAAAATAGAGTTCGGACACGGAACAATTGTTTCCGGGAAGAACGGATGCGGGAAAACCACACTGGCAGATGCGTTTATGTGGGTATTCTGTGACAAAGACTACAGTTTAAAGAGTAACCCGGATATCAGACCAGATGATGGCAGAGAATGTCTTCCAAGAGTTGACATTGACCTTTTGATTGGCGGAAAACCAGTAAGCGTAGCAAAGTTCCAGAAACGCACAGAAAGCAAGCCAAAGGACGGAAAACCGGGCAAGGTTGCGTTATCAAACAAGTACGAAATAAACGGCGTTCCGAAAGCTGAAAGAGACTTTAAAGTCGATTTGAAAGAACGTGGGTTTGACTTTGACAATTTCCTTATGCTGTCTCACATGGAAATCTTCACAGACCTGAAAGATGCAGATGCCAGAAAGATTCTGTTTTCCATGTCAGACGGTGCCGGTAAGTCGGACTTAGAGATCGCCAAGACAGTTCCAGACTGTGCCGAACTAGTACCACTTTTGGAAACCTATAAGGCAGATGAAGTCAAAGCCATGAACAGCGCAACTCTGAAAAAGGCAGAAGAACAGTTGAAAGCCATTCCAAATCAGATTATCGGCATGGAGAAGTCAAAGGTTGACACTGATGTTGCGGAACTGGAATTGCAGAAGAATGCCTTGCAGGAACAGCTTTCTGACCTTGAAAAACAGATTGCGCAGGCAGGCAACGAGAAAGCCGGAGAGATTAAAGCAGAACTGGCAGGGTTAAGAACCAAACTGTTAGAGATAGACTCAAAGGCTAAAGCGGACTTGTTAGAGCAGAAGTCATTGGTTTGCAACAAGATCAGTGATCTTGAATTAGACAGGAACATTAAAACATCGGAGTTAAATAAAAAGACTTCTGCATTAGAGAGTTTGAGAGCACAGAAGAAAGAACTCCTTGAAAAATTACAGAACGCCAGAACGCAATATCCAAAAATCAAAGATACGGAATGGGACAACACAGCTCTGGAAAGCATTGAATCCGAGACATTCAAGGATGCAGATACCATCTGCCCGACTTGCGGTCAGAATCTTCCGTCAGAGCAGATTGAGCAGCTAAAGAGCAGTTTTGAACAGAAAAAGCAGGAAAGAATCAATCAGCAGTTAAAGGCTAAGGAAGAATGGGAACAGGACAAGAAACGCAAACTTGATGAAGTTATTCAGACTGGAAACAAAGCGTCTGCCGATATGAAAGAAGCGCATAAGCAGGAAGAAACTCTTACATCCGAGATTTCCAAAATGGCAGATGAACTAGAGCAGATCAAAACTTCTCTGGACGCAGAAAACAAGAATCTGGAAGCCATACCAAAAGGGCCAGACCTCTTAGGAAATGCCGAATATCAGCAGATTCTTACATCAATCAAAGAGAAACAACAGGAGCTTAATTCTCTGGACGATGGCGAAGAAGCAAAGAAACAGCTTTCAGAGCAGTTATCCGAAAAAAAACAGGAATTAGCAGCAGTCAATCAGAAAATCGGAGAAGCCAACAACAACGTCCGAATTGACGAACAGATTAAGAAACTTCAGGAAAGTCAGAAGCAGTACGCACAGAGCAAAGCTGATGCACAAATGATTCTGGACGAACTGAAATCCCTGAGTATGGCGAAGAATACAGCCCTTGAAGATGCAGTAAATAAGTATTTTGACGGGGTTAAGGTGAAACTATTCGATACGCAGAAAAATGGCGAAGTAGTAGATGCTTGCATCTGGTACGTGCAGGACAAGGACGGTGACTGGAAGAAACTGATCGGGAACGCTAATACAGCCCTGATGATGAAAGGAAAAATTGCCATCATGGACGGTTTGCAGAAGTTTTACGGTGTGAGTTATCCGATATTCGTTGACTGTGCAGCAGAACTGGATAATAGCAGTCTGGCAGGCATTAAGGCAGATGCGCAGTTGATTTTCTTGAAAGTTGCTGAGGGGGATATGACGGTAACGGAGATTTGATTATAAGAAAAGGAGATATAAAAATGGCAGAAAACACACAGGTAGCAAATTTTAACACACAGCTTTCTTATTACACAAATCGTTATGTTGATTTAATGGAAAGAGATTTAACTTCAAGAGGAATGGAATTTGATTCATACTCAAAAGATTGTGTAGTAGCGGCAATGGGATCCATTTTCCAGATGGTGCATGAGAGCGGTGTAAGTTTTGAAGCAATCAACGGTTCTAATCTTAAATTTATCCTGAGCAAAGTAGCAGCATTGAAATTGAACGCAAACGCACAGCCAAGAGAATGTTATTTCCAGATCAGAAACGTAAACATAGCGGCGAAAGGGCAGAAACCTCAGTGGGAGAAGAAAATCGAATTTGCGATTGAGGGCGATGGGAATGACGCTCTTGTAAGTAGATATGGTGTCAATGTGGCTAAAGTATTCCCGTACTGGAAAGTCAGAGAAGGTGATAAGTATATCCCACCAAGACATAAGGGTGTGGAAATCACACCGCCAGAATGGGAAGAATCCGGCGTAGGCAAAGTAGTTCGTATCGTATACCCAATTCAGTATAAGGACGGACATATTGAATATCTTTCTTGTGAAAGAGCAGATGTACTGAAGAACCTTGCAGCACACATCAAAAATAATCTCCAGAATGAAACGTTTGGAATTTGTGCAGACAGATATAAAGCTACAGATGCGCAGAAAGCCCAGATTGAAGCAAAGAAAAAAGAGATTATGAAAAAAGTCGCTGACATTGGAGAACTGGAAGCAATCATTGATTGTGAGGAATTAAGACCGTATATTTCACCGTCTTATTATGAAACACAGTCAAGAGAATCAATGATTATTCGTAAGATGCGAAACAACATTATGAAGTCTATTCCTAAGAGATGGGACAATCCAGTGCAGGCTTACGAATATAACATGATGGACGCCACATACAGAGAAGTACAGGAAGAAATCGAGCAGAACGCCAATGCAGAAGAATTTATCCCAGATGAGCCAGTGGCAATCGAAGAACAGCCTAAACAGCCAATAGTCGCAGAAGTCGTAAAAACTGCCGAGAAAGAACCAGTTCCGGCAGCAGACAAACAGGAAACAGAGATTCCAGATTTTATGAAGTCAGAAGAGATGTGATCGCATATGATGCACTTCGACTGTATCAATTTCGACCGATGTGACTGCGGCAAATTCGGTAACGGCATGACTCAAATCGGGCGGTGTGAAAACTGCCCGTACTACGAGTCAGTGAAAGATTATTTTACGAAGCGAGGTGAGAACTATGAGGATTATATCGCAGGATGGAAAAATCAATCTTCCGTATGAAATGACAGCGTTGCTTGTTTCGGACAACTACATACAGGCGGTATTTGCCGGAGGAATACAGCAGAGTCCATATGTGATGGCAGTTTATGAAAGCCGAGAAAAGTGCCAGAAAGCAATGGAAATGTTAAATAGAGTGTATGCAGGAATGTTTTTATCACAAAACGTTGAAATGAGTGATGACGATTACGAGGAATGTATAAAAATGGCTGCAAGAGGTTTTGGAATCATCAAAACCATGGTTAGCAGTTCAGATGTGAAATTTGAACCGGCAAACATTGTATTCAGATTTTCGGGGGATGATGAAGTATGAAAGAGGTAGGAAGAAAGAAAATAAATTGGGATTCCATTGTGACTGTGGAATTATCGCTTAAAGAGCTTCAATTAATAAGGGACGCAATGGCGGCTACAGATTTAAAAGATATGAAAGAATTATGGTGCGGAACTCCTCCATATCAGCAGGACGATAAAAATATGATTGGAGAAACTGCTTCTTTAATTTTAAATAGCTACAAATAAACAGAAAGCGAGGTGATTCAAAATGTTCATGCGAGTAATAAATACAGGAAGTCAGCCGGGAAACTGCTATGCGCTTAAATCTGAATCTGGCGAAATCTTACTTCTGGATTGCGGATGCAAATACCCAGAGATTTTGAAAGGAATTTCATACAGAATATCGGATGTTTCGGGCTGTCTACTGACCCATGGACACGGAGATCACCTGAAATCATTCCATAATCTAATGCAGTCCGGCATTCAGATTTACACCAATGACGAGACAGTTGAAGCTGTGAACGTAGTATCTGGTGAGTTGATGATCGGATTGCCGGAGAAGAAACAAAAGGACATAGGTTCGTTCCGGGTAACGCCTTTCTACGTCCCGCACGACAAGACACCAAACTTTGCATATCTGATATCTCACGAAGAATGCGGACGACTGATATATGCGACAGACTTCTCATATTTTCCGTTCACATTCAAGAACATGAGAATAAATCACTTCCTTATAGAATGTAATCATCTTGACGAATCGCCGGAGCAGGATTCATTTAAGTTTGAACACTCCATCCGGGGGCACAGCAGCTTATCTACTGTAAAAGAGATTATCCGAGTGAACAAGACCGCTTCGCTCAGAACCATAACGCTGTGTCACCTGTCAGAGGGATGGGGAAATCCGGAAGTGATGCAGAAAGAGATACAGAACGTTGCAGGGGATGATGTTCTGGTGCAGATCGCAAGACCGGGACTGGATGTTGACTTGAATTTATGTCCGTTTTGAAAGGAGAAAGAAATGAAAAATAGATGGATTCCAGTAAGTGAGAAAATGCCAAAAGAAAGAGATTCCATATTTGCAAAGTTTAAAGGGACAAGTAAATGGAAAGAAGCAATGTTCGAGAAAATTTCCGAAGATGTTTTGGTTACAATTTTGTTTAAGCAGAGTTTGTTTGTTCAAAGCGCGCATACAGTAGATGGTAAATGGAAGAATGATTTATTAAAACTGGGCGGGAAAGTAGTGGCATGGATGCCGTACCCAGAACCATACAGGGAAAATTAAAAAAAGCACCGACTATTTATCGGCACTTTTTACAAAATCTTGGAGAACAGTAATGACCAGATTATTAAAACTCCTGTTCTCCTGCTTGGCAATTTGCTCAAGTTGTTCTTTAAGCTGTATCGGGAACGTGATGTTAGTTCTGGTCTTATCAGACTTGACGGTCATATGAAATCCCTCCCTTGTTTTTAGAACATTGTAGCATTTTTGCCTGTCGGTGTCAATTAGGTACCAAAGTGGTATCATTTTTGCCTTGCAATACAGGTATCAAAGTGGTATCATAATGGTATCAAATGCACACCAAAGAATGAATTGAGGTGATAAGTCTTTGAATAGTAATTATAAAAATATTGCAAAAGCCAAGGCAATTGAAGCCGAGAACCGAAAGAGATGGCTCAAGCTCAATCCAAATTTGAATGATAATTCGGGAGTCTATATTTTATGCAGAGTTGATGAAGACGGATTCAAGTTTGGGTATGCAGGGCAGGCAAAACATATACTCACCAGATTGTGCCAGCACAGTGCAGGACATCAGCAACACATTGATTTGAGCCTTAAGAAACATGGCTTATATTCAGAAAACAATCCCTACGGATGGACAGTGATCTGTGAGAATTTTTCCGAAGCTAGCCTTGATAGAGCCGAACAGTTTTACATCAAATGGCTTGCCGATAACGGATATCAGCTTCGGAATAAGACATCCGGGAGTCAGGGAGAAGGCAAGAAACAGATTGATGAGTACAGACCGGCAAAAGGTTATTACGATGGTTTAAAGCAGGGCAAGAAATCCCTTGCCAGAGAACTGTCGCACATCATAGATACACACTTGCAAGTTTCACTAAAACCGGAGAAACAGGGTAACAAAGTATCAATCCGGGCTTTTGAAAAGTTTCAGAACTTGATTGATAAGAAAACATACGAATAAAAAATGAAAGGAGCTTGCCTTCATGTGACGCAAGGGTGCACCGGGCTTCTTTGAAATATGAAATTAAAATGTGAAATATACAGAGACTCAATGCAAAATTACAAGAAATATGAAATTCCAAGAGCACAGCTCGTTATAGCTGATGTTCCGTATAATGTAGCGAATAATTTTTACGGGAGCAACCCTATGTGGTATGTAGGGGGGATAATAAAAATGGTGAAAGTAAACTGGCGGGAAAAGCTGCCTTTAATTCAGATTTTAATTTTAACTTATATGAATACTTTCACTTTTGCTCAAGAATGTTAAAAAAAGAAGATACAACACCTGTGCCAAGAGGAAGAAGTAGCAATTCTCCATGTATGATTGTATTTTGCTCGTTTGAACAAACACAAACATTGATTAAAGCTGCTGAAAAACATGGTTTTGTACATTATATCCCGCTTGTTTTCATAAAAAATTACAGCCCCCAAGTATTAAAAGCGAATATGCGTGTGGTTGGAGCTACGGAATACGCATTATTGTTTTACAGAGACAGGCTTCCTAAGTTTAGGAACGGCGCTCAGACTGATGAAAATGGAAAAACAATCAGAGGTACAGGGCACATGGTTTTTAATTGGTTCGATTGGGAGAAAGATGGAAAAGATATTCCTAAAATTCATCCGGCACAAAAGCCAGTCAAACTTTTAAAAAGATTGATTGAAACGTTTACTGATCCCGGAGATGTAGTAATAGACCCATGTTGCGGAAGCGGGACAACGTTAAGAGCTGCACATGAAATAGGAAGAAATGCTTTCGGATTTGAAATTGATAGAAATTTCTTTAAGAGGGCAAAAGAAGAAATGCTTGTTTTTGAGGAAAACAGTCAGATAAGCATAGAAGATTTTTTGCAAAGGAATCGTAAAAATGGATAATTTTAGACATCGAAAACATATGGAATGGAAGCAAAACCGCCGTGATATTTATTATTTTATTTTGAAATACTCAAAATCGCATAAAGGCACACCTCCGACAAGAATTATATCTGATGAGCTGGAAATTAGCATGACAGCCGTTCAGAGGCATCTAAGGCAGTTTGAGGACGATGGACTGATTGTATTTCACGGAACTGGTTCGCACAGGACATACGAACTGATAGGAGTAAAGAAACATGAAACTGTATGACGTATACGACGGTTCAAAGTATATCGGGGAACTGACACTTGCTGAAATATCAGAATTGACAGGAAAGACAAGAAGTCAGATATCGCAGGCAATCAGCGGGGCATATGACATTAACGGAAGATATGCGGTCATATATGATGGGCAGCAAACAATCGCATACTCAAACAAGAATGATCGCAGGATGTTAATGGAATTTGACATTCTGACTCAGAAGATAAGGAGGGCTGTCGGATGGGAAAATTGAAGATTAAAAAGCCAAAAAATCAAAGAAGCTTAATCCCTGCGCCACTTAATGTAACCAATTTTACAATGGAACAGATATCCAGACAGACCGGCGTAAGAATTGAATCTCTTAAAGCATATTTGAACGCCAGAGAATATGAAATCAAAGATCAGCTTATCAAAGAATCACAGGAAAAGCTGTGGAAAGCAGAAGATTATATTGCTGTGGCAAATATTTTAATTTCTGTTATTGCAATCAAGAAAGCATGGGGATTCAAGAAAGCAAACCAGAATTTCATTGATAAGATTACTGAAGCAGAAAAATATGTTGAGGAAATCGGCGTTGAAGCAGCATATAAGGAAGTCATGGAAGAAATGGGCTTGCAGATTGAATTTGATTCTTTTGATATTAACAAGGAATTTGGATTCGGAGAAAGCAATGTAATGCCAGATTCAGAATAACAGACAGATAGCATTTGGATAGGAGAAAAATGAAGTTTAAACATAGAAAGGAATAACACTTATCCTCGTGAAACGAGGTTCCAGACGATGCCAGTAGCAAACAGGACGATATTGCAAGCATTATTTACGGTGCTCTCGATCACATGTATTGCGATAATTGCAGATTCAGTAGTGAAATTAAAGAAAGCGATAGTGATGAATGGAACTGTGATGAATGTCACAGAAAATATAATGGATGGGGAGTTTCCATGCAGGAAAGTAATAGAATTGCAAAAGAAATTTTAAAACAGTTAGGAGAATAGAATATGAGCAGACTGATTGATGCAGACGAATTAATCAAATACATCAAAATTTGGGGAATTGGCACAAGTAATGTCTGACCAGAGAGAGTTTATTGATTGCGTCAATAAACAGTTGACAGCTTTTGATGCGGACAAGGTTGTAGAGCAGTTGGAAACGAAAAAGACAAGAGCTACTGAATTAAAGAAAAAATATATATCAGAGTATTTCGAGGGTGAAACTGATGCGTTTGAATTTGCAATCGAAATTGTGAAAGGTGGTGGAGTTGAATGAGAGAAATTCTTTTTAAGGCAAAGCGGATTGATAGTGGTGAATGGGTTGAGGGATATTATCAGAAAAGATATTACTTTTTAGGCAATGAAGAACATTTAATCTTCCACGCTGATAGTTATAAAGTGTGGGAATATGCGGAAATTGACCCAGAAACCCTCTGCCGGTTCACAGGATTTTGCGACAAGAACGGGAAGAAGATTTGGAAAAATGACATTTTGATGTGCCATGGAAACCCAGAAGACCTTGCAAAAGCGGCATTTGGAGAATTTGGTGTAAGAAATATTGAAACCGGAACCATTGTAGACAAAGTTATCGGATGGCATTATGAGATTATTCCGACAGATACAATCAGCAGATGTGAACCATTCTGCTGGTCAATGCCACTGACCAAATATTATATCGACAGGTGCGAAATGGAAGTAGTTGGCAACATTTTCGACAATAAAGAATTATTACAGGAGGAGCAATAATGCAAAGAGAATTTATTTGCGGTGACTGCATGAATTTTCTCCCGGACTTTCCAGATAATTACTTCGATGTGGCAGTCGTAGACCCACCATACGGAATCAAAGAACACGGCGGTAAGAATCGTAGTAAATATGTAAAGCAGAAAAATGGAAGTTCCATTTATGTTCCTGATGGTGGCTATAAGAATTATGGTTGGGATAATAAACCACCAGATCGAGAATATTTTAAACAACTATTCAGAGTATCAAAGAATCAGATTATCTGGGGATGCAATTACTTTGATTACCCAATGGCGGGTGGCTTGATAATCTGGGATAAATGCAATGATGGTTCAGATCAATCAGACGCAGAAGTTGCTTACTGCAGTCTTACAAGAAGAGCTGACATTTTTCGCTATATGTGGAGAGGAATGTTTCAAGGAAAATCAATAATTGAAGGAACAATACAGCAGGGCAACAAAAAACTGAACGAAAAGCGAATCCACCCAACTCAAAAACCTGTAAATTTATATCGTTGGATATGCCAGAAATATCTGCAGAAAGGAATGAAGATTCTTGATACCCATGTGGGGAGCGCAAGCTCATTGATTGCCTATGAAGAATGTGGACTTGAATATATCGGGTATGAAATTAATGAAAATTATTACAATGACGCTTGTAAGCGGTTAGAAGAATTTAGATCACAGATCACATTGTTTGATTTAGGAATGGAGGGGCGTACAAATGAGTAGTGCAAGCGTAAGATTCGGAACAAAAGCGTATGTGTGTGCAAGATACTTTCTTAGGCCAGGAAAGTGCTTCAAATACATCGATCAGCGCGGCGAGGATGCCACAGAACGCGTCTATGAGGTCATGGCATTATATCCGTACTGCGTCCTGCTAAGAGATACTAGAAACGGGGTCAGGACTTGTCCGGGGTATAATACGTTGAGTCTGATGTTGAGAGGAAGTGAAGCGAATGAGTAAGTCAATAGTAGTAGTGAATACACCAGAAACTTGTGTAGATTGTATATTTTGTTAAGAATACGGTATAGGAAGTAGAAAATATGCATATTGCTATGTAACAAATGGGGATAGCGAAAATGACATGAAACTAATTGGCTACATATACGAATATCGTCAATCTAAACCCGATTGGTGTCCACTTATGGACTTGCCAGAAAAAGATAATGGAGATTATCCGGCTAATACATTTGATGCAGGATTTGTAGAAGGATGGAATCAGTGTATTGATGAGATTATAGGAGGAGAGAATTCTGATGATTAATTTAACTGGAAAAAGCGTATTCGTAAGAACGAATGAAGAATATTTGAGCGTTCTGAAAATGGCAAAGCTTCAGGGATTCACATGGGCGAGAGAAAACCATTTAAACCATATCGAAATTCCATTTCCAAACATATTGAATTTTTACGATAGTAAGAACGTTACTTACAGAGATTTTGAAAAGACATTGTATGAAGCGTCCGAACTCCTTGGAACGAAAGAAATTACGGCAAGAGAGTTTGCTGAGTGGATTGCCAATACATATTCTTTATGCGGCAATCGTAAATGTTCAGAATGTGTATTGAGCAAAAATAACACTAAGTGTGACGTATGTTTGTGTGGAATAGAAAACTGGAAAGACAATATTGATGAAATTCTTGAAATTGTGGCATCGGGTAGAACTATAGTTCCTACACCCGAAGAGAAGGCAATTGATACTCTTGAAAATTTTATCGAGAATCCAGACCGTGTAGCGTTAAATGATGAGTTTGTAGGGGCATTGAAGCTGGCGGTGGAGAAATTGAAAGAGGCGAAGTAGATGGAGAGATTAACACTTGACGATATGATAAAAGCACTTAGATGTGTTGCCAGCCAGGATACAGAAGGCGATTGCTATGCAGACCACGAAAACTTCATGCATATGCAGGACGATGAACATAAACGCATTGTCTGTGGAACTGGCGAGGATTTAAGAGATTATATCAGTGGGAAGGAAGTAGTTGGTTGCCCGTATCATCAAAACACTTATGGATGTTGCTTTGAAAATGGAGAATTGTATTGGTTGAAAGATGTTGTAGAGCTGTTAGAAGAACTGAAATCTTATAAAGACTTAGAAGAACAGGGCTTGCTTGTGAGATTACCGTGTAAGGCCGGAGATATTGTTTATGTAGACAGCACAATACTTCCAATAGAGAATATGGAGTGCTATGAAGACACAGGCAATAAGATTCCCTCATATTTTCAAGGTCGAGTTGTTTCGTTTCGGTTTGCGCAAAGAAACTGGGTAAAAATTGCGGTTAAGGCAAAGTGGTTATATGAATGGATTGATGATGAGACCGGGCCAGAAAGTGATTACATAGAGCGCGAGAAAAATTTTACAATCCCATTGTCAATGATTGGAAAATCTGTATTTCTCACCCGTGAAGAAGCTGGAGGAGTTACACAATGACAAGACCTGAGATTACAGCAGAATTATCAGCTATGCTCGAAAAGAAAATCAATCCGAACAATGATCCGCGTATCTACTGGGCGAAAGAGGTGACGTTTGATTATTCCACAAATCATGCGGTCAGAGTGGATTATATGAAATTTGTACCAATAAACAACAGTGTATCAGGGATAGAAAAAGGAGATGTGTATTGTTATGAGGTTAAGTCATCTATTGAAGATTTTAAATCTGGCCATGGATTGAATTTTATCGGTGATTACAATTATTTGGTTATGACGAGGAAATTATATGAGATAGTATCATTAGAAATCCCGTATCATGTGGGCGTATATGTTCCCGAAGGAAATGAACTTATATGTTCCAAGAAAGCCAAACGAGCCAGCAGAACGAGACCTGTATCTGAAATGCTTCTGATGATGTTTCGGTCTGAAAACAGAGATTACAGGAAAACGGTAAAGAAACTGGAGGAGATGAAGAAGAATGAGCAATAATTATCGGAATTATGAGGACGATGAAAACATAATTTGTCCTTATTGCGGTCAAGAATACGAGCCTTCATACGAAGACACGTATATAGGAGGAGAACCGGTTGATTGTTACACAGAAGATATGGAAACCTACACTTGTGATAAATGTGGTAAGAAATTCACCATGTATGGATATCAGGCAGGATGGAAATATCGCACAGAAACCATTGACGGAGAAGCAACGAATGAAGAAGTAGAAAGAATTGTAGGAATTGAAGAGATACACGATGAATGACAATATTCCAGATTGCTCAATTGAAAATTGGATTGAACGAAAACAGGAAAGAATGCTGAGAAGAATGGAGGATAGAATATGAGCGACAAAACATGTGATACATGTATTAGCAACGACAACGGGCTGTGTGACCGCAAAGGCATCCTGATAGAGGAAGATGATACCTGTGAAAATCACACAAAAAACTGGATGGACTCTTTAATGGAGAAATTCATCCGAAAATCAATGTGGTAAGGGCGGAAATGCCCTTACCAGACGGGAAGGTGGCTAAATGACAAAGGTGAGTTGGATTCGATTAGAAATTGATATGTTCGACAACAAAAAAATCCGGCATATCAGAAAACTTCCAGAGGGAAATAATATTGTGCTGATCTGGATGATGCTCCTGACGATGGCAGGACGATGCAATTCAAACGGGATTATTTTTCTGACAGAGAATATTCCATATACAAATAAAATGCTGGCTGACGAGTTGGATTTTGACGAGAGTGTGATTGAACTTGCACTTACAATTCTTGAAAAGTTCGGCATGATAACCAGAGATGGAACGTTGCTTTCAATCCCCGGATGGGAAGAGCATCAGAATATTGACGGACTTGAAAAAATCAGAGAGCAGACCAGAAAACGGGTTGCCGAGCACAGAAAACGTCAGAAAGAATTATCAGAGGAAGAACGTACGCCAGAGATTCCAGAGCAGATTTCTTGCGAGAAAGATTTAGTCAAGCCCGGTGATGTGCAGAAAGTGGTTGATGAGTGGAATAAGCTTCAGCAGTTCGGGATTCAGCCAATTGCGCGGATGACAGCAAGGCGAACACAAATGCTGAAAGCAAGAATCCGAGAATACGGCATGGATAAAGTAATGCAAGCACTGGAAAATGTGCGAAAAAGTGATTTTCTTCTAGGAAAGAAAACAGATTTTGCAATAAATTTTGAATGGTTCGTGAAACCGAACAACTTCTTAAAGATACTCGAAAACAAATACCAGAACAGGGAGGATATGCGAAATGGAACTGACGCAACTCAAAGAAATGTCGAACCACTTGTCCCGCTTGGAGAATGGAACGGAGAAGAATCAGACACCCCGTTCGCTTGAATGCCCTGAATGCGGGAACAGCGGGTGGAGATGGGTAAGAGATGCAAGCGGTATTCCCTATTGTGAGGAATGCCCTTGCGGAATCAGAAAAAGAATAATCCTTGAAAATCAATTGAAATTTGCAGAGCTTCCAAACGTGTTTAAAGACTCAAATTTCAACGATTTGAAGTCAAGTGTATATTTGAACACCGAGAGCCGAAAAGTATTTTCTCAGGCGGCTCAGGCGGTAAATTATTGGTTTAAAAACCTTCTTGATATGCAGAAGAAAGGAATAGGACTATACCTTTTCTCAAATGCAAAAGGTTCTGGCAAAACCAAAACAGTATGCAGCTTGGCGAATGAAATTATGAAGAAATACCAGAAGCCAGTCAAGTTTACCACATCCCTAAGAATCCTCGATGAGATCAAGAACACATGGGGAGACAAAGGGAATACGGAGGGAAAGTTGATAGAGGATTTGTCCAGAACAGAAATCCTTATCATTGACGACTTCGGCGCTGATTCTGGAAAAGAATGGATTAACGAAAGATTCTATAGCATTATCAACGGGCGGTATGTTGATAGGAAGATTACTATATTCACAAGCAACTGTCAGATATCAGAACTGAAATATGATGAGAGAATCACAAACAGGATTCTGGAGCGGTCACTTGAAATCCCGTTTCCGGAAGAATCCGTCCGGGCACATATGGCACAGCATATCAGAATGGAAATGGTACAGGGGATGCGAAAATGAGAACAATAAGCGAAATGTACAGGCGTTCCGGGGGAACAGCATATCAGCATAAATGTTCTGAATGTAGATTCTATAGGGATGGAAAGAGAGAAAAATGTCTGATGTACGGCGGTGATCGGGACTGGCATGGGAATTTTATTGCCTGTAAATTCTTCAATCTCGAAGATGATATGCCGGAAGGACAGATGAATATTTTTGATTATGTGTGAAAGAAAGGAGGAACGAGGAACCGCTGGCCAGCGAAAGGATATCCCGGTTCCTCCTTATTTTTTATGAATAATGACGACTTGAAATATGCAATTGAGAATGGTATCATCAACTTGTCTCACATACAAGAGCAAATTGAAATGAATAAAAGGGAAGAAATTTTAAAAGAATACAGGGACAGCATATGGAAGGCATCTGACGGATATTGGAAAATCCGTATGACTTATGACGAAACCGGACAAAGGAAAATGTTCAAGCGTAAGTGTAAGCAAGACCTGGAAGATTTGATTGTAAAGACTCACCGGGAAAAGATTGAGAATCCAAAGATCAAAACAATATTCGAGGAATGGGCGCAGCGTAAATTTGACTTAAAAAAAATATCTGTGCAGACTTATCAAAGATATCATCAGGATTTCGTTCGTTTTTTTGGAACACTTGGCGAGCAGAAAATCAGAAACCTTGAACCGGGTGATATCAGCAATTTCTTGGAAGAACAGATCAGCAAACACAATCTGACCGCTAAAGCCTTTTGTAACCTCAAAACAATTACCAGAGGTACCCTGAAGTGGGCGAAGCGCAACAAACTGATTGACTGGAATGTGCAGGAATTATTCTATGACTTGGATGTCACAGATAAATCTTTCAAAAAAATCATCAAAGAAGACTCTAAGGAAGTTTTTAATGATGCAGAGATGAAAAGAATCATAGAATATCTGAAAGAAAACCAGGATATGGTAAATCTTGGAATATTGCTTATGTTTGTAACCGGCCTGAGAGTTGGCGAGTTAAGCACTTTGAAGTGGGAAGACTGGGATTCAAACACCGGAATAATCAAAATCCGAAGAACCGAGGTCAGACATTATGAAAACCACAAAGGAATTTTCGAAGTCAAAGATTTTCCAAAAACGGAAGCCGGAATAAGAAATGTTGTAATTCCACAGGGGTGTGCATGGATTATTCAAAAGCTCAGGAATATGTCCGTATTTTGCGAATATATATTCTTTACGGACGGGCACAGGATAAACACCTACTCATTCAGAAACCGGCTCCGGACAGTATGCAAGAACACTGGATGCATCCAAAAATCACCGCACAAAATACGAAAAACCTATTGTACAATCCTCTTAGACCACAGCGTAGATAACCAGATGGTAATATCACAAATGGGTCACGCCAACATCTCATGCTCAGAAACTTATTATCACCGAGACCGAAAGAATCTTCAAAAAAAGCAAAAAATCATGGACAGCATAGATGAGTTTATGGTAGTATCGAGATAGCTTTTGGTCATTTTTTTAAAGAGGGAACAGCTAGGGAACAAAAAGGAACACCCTGGAAAAGTTGGAAATGTTGATTTTATGGGAAAGATAGCAGTTTAAAGATACGTTCGATTCCCGTACTGGCTGCTAACGAAAACCTTGAAAAATCAAGGTTTTTTGTGCTTTTTAGGGGTATGTAAAATAGCCGAGGGAACAGGCTAGGGAACAGAACAAACATTCGAATTAAAACCACAGGAGGAAAGCTTGTGTGTGAGACACAGGAAAAACCATCGTAGACGGCAGAAATGCGGTCTTTTTTTGTTGCCTAAATTATGTTAATATGGCTATATGGAGGTGGTGTTTGTGATACATACCGCATATGATGTGATGAAAGAATACCTGATAACCGGCGCAGAACTTGACGGACAGTTTCAGGTACCAATGCTTCCAAAAGTGGATTTCTCACCGGGCAAGTCGATTGACTTTGTATCTTCAAAATCCAGATCATTGAAAGGTCATAAAGACCTGACGGTGAATTTCTACATTGATGACAAAAGCTTTCTTCAGGTATGGAATCAGCCTGACCAGTACATTGAGCACTTAAAATGTTTCAATTCAGTTTGCAGCCCAGATTTCACAATTGCTTCCGGGATGCCAAGTGCGTTGAACATCTACAACCTGTACAGAAACCATGCCTTAGGATATTATTGGGCGGTTATGGGCGTTAAAATTATCCCGTCCGTAAATATTATTAGTCCCAAGGAAATGCCCTGGATATTCGACGGAACGCCACATAGGAGCACTGTATCATGTTGCACTAATGGCAGAGTGCGGTCAAAGTCTGCCAGGATAGAGTTTTGTGAGAACTTTAAAGAAATGTTGGATGTAATAGAACCGACAAAGGTTGTGATCGTAGGTATCGTACCGGATGAGCTTAATGTGGATGTGCCAATTATAAACCTCAATTCACGGAGTCAGAACATGAAGGAGATGTTCAGAAAGGAGTAGGCATGGGAACTATTAGCAGAGAATCAGCAAAACGCAGGAGTAAGGAAACGAGCCGGCAGAAAAGACGTAGGAATAAGATTTCTGATATCACGAGAAGAAAGAATACGACTGGAAAAGACGAATTGAATGTGATGAAATAAAAATTTACATCACGCCAAGGTACGTTATAGAAATTTATATACAAAATGCACAAAATAAAAAAGTCGCAGGTCTGAATTAGTTTCAGATTTCTGCGATTTTTTTCAGATTTTCCCAGTTCAAACCGTCCCGGTTTTGATGCTGCCTCTAATTTGTCGTACATTTCCTTGGTGTTATCTGCCCCGTCCCGGGACCATCCCGGAAACCTCCAGCCGATCAGGAACAGACCGCCACCGGGAAGCCTATGAAGCCCCGCCGCCCGGCATGATCTGGCAAAACCAGAGTCAAACAGCACAGCTCGCCGGGGATAACCCGGGAACGGACCGGGAACAGCTGCGGAAGTACCGAACCAGCACCAGACACCACCAGAATTAAAACCAATTCTGATATAACGTTTTAAAATACGTTTAAAAGCGTTTTTATGCAATCGTGGTAAAATATACGAAAAACGAATAAAACACGCTTAAAAAGCCAAATACGGCGTTATATAATCATTTAAGGCACAACCGCCCAAGTGAAAATGCCTAAAAGCGTACAGAAATAAGACCGCCGGAGCGATCACAAGCAAAGCCCACCTAGCTTCGCACGATCTGGAAAAGAAAGACCGAACCGGGTGAAGCGTCCGCGCAACTATACAGGGTAATAATAACCCCGTTGCGCTCTGTCGTCAATCCCTGTTAGCAACTCGATATTTGAATATTTAAGACGTTCTTATATACTTATGATAAAATATACCAGAATCACGCTGAAAGCCGTTAAAATGTCAAATAGAAGCCAATACAACTATATATAATTGTCAATGCACATCACACCGGGGAACAAGCCCCGGTGAAGTCCCGGCACAGGTCACGAACCGCCGCCGCCCGGAGCGGATGCAGGACACCAGAAAAAGAGCAGTGTTTTACTGATCTAAATAGTTTATATTTGTGACCCGTGGAAAGTCCCGGAAGAACTCAGAAAAGCCGGATTTATCAAATATATTATACTGTCGGTCAGAAGTCGGAATTATACGACCGCTTTTTATCTCCATGCAGGAAAGTTGTAAATGATCTGCCTTTTTTGTTGACCGGTGCAGCGCGTACCGCATAAAAGACACCGCCCCAGACTGACACCGCACCGGCGGCAAGTCGTACCAGATCAGTGGGACGGAACCGGAAGCAACCGCATTAAACACGTGTCTAGCGTCCTTTTCTGCCGATTCTTTAATTTTATCAACTTCGGAAAAATCCCCGCTTTTTATGGCGTCAATAGTCTGTTTTGGCGATGGTTTTATAATTCTATCTATCATATAAAAGCCCCTTTCTGGTTAGAAAAACAGGTGGGAAAGCCCCACCCGAAATTGTTTTATTTAGTTCAAGCAAGCGTTTATTTTTTCTTTCAGATGTGGAAACGCTTCACAAATTTCCTGCACACTATCCGCGTAATAATCGCCCACGATCTCACCAAAAATCTTGATATTTCCAGAATAAAAACAGCCGAGATCATTGAACCAGATATCAAGCCCAGTCGCCTGTTCCTTTTTGTCGTTGTACCACATATCAATTTTTATCATATTTTTAATCCTCCTGATTTTATTTTAAAAGACCGCCGGGGAAATGCTCCCCGGTACGCTTCCCGGCCTGCCTTAATTTTTTGTAATTCTTTTAAAAATGTCGATTGTAAGAGTTGCAAGCGCTCTTTTTCTATCTGACATGTAGCCGCGTCTTTTGTTTTTTAATGCTTTTTCTGCGGCTTTTAAATTACTTACGCCGTAAGACGCAGCTTTCTGTAATTTCTTAAATTCTTCCGGTGTAACCTTCACGGCTTTTAAGGTATCCTGATTGATTGAAAAATCTTCTTTGTTTTCCGGGTGAAGCATCTGACAAATTGGAATATAACAATCAGTTCCCATATTTTCGCCGATATTCCAAACAAGATAGTTACTTGGGATTTTCTCCACGATTTCAAAGACGCTTGTATTCCACAAAGATGTAGAAATGATTTTGTTTCCCTCGATTTTTACTGTTGCGTATGCCATAATTATTTACCTCTCTTTTTTTATTTTTTTAATCCGGCGGTTGCGTTGGGGCTACGGCTTGACCGCCGCCGGAGAGATTAATTTACAAATTCGTCAAGTTCTTCGTATGTCATTGACTCAACTTTTGCTCTGGCTCTGATCGGTGACCAATTACACTGACCAACTAAGTATGCAAATACGATTGTTTCTAAGATTGTTCTTTCTTCTCTCATTTCGTTTTTCTCCGATCTGAAACTCTTGTTTCATTGCTACAATTCTATTATCGTTGGAATCAAAGCATTAAAATTTCCATACATTTTTCTTTTACCAGATATAACTTCCTGTGAAATTGTAAAATCTCCATTTGTTTTCTCTGGATAATTTGGTTTATAATCTGCATAATACATATCTCTTGATTGGGAAAAATAAATATTTTCCATATCCAAAATACCTAATTCTTTACATCTGTTTATCACAAACTTCTTAAATTCTTTCATTTTGTTTTCCTCCTTACATAACAGCTGACATAGCAGCTAATAGCATTTCATGTATTTTACTTTCTTCTCTGAATGCGCTTTTATCTTTGCCAGTTGCCTTTTCCCAGATAAGGGAGTAAAGGTGGTTCACGTTGAACAAGGTTTTAAATATGATTTTCTTCATGCTTTTTTCTCCTTTAATTAAATTGTTTTCGTTTATCTTTAATATTATAATAAACGAATTTAGTTTAAATGTCAATACATAAAATAAATTATTTTCGTTTGACTTTTCAATAATTCTAAATTATAATGATTTAAAAATAGAAAAGAGGTCAAACGGATGAATTACAACATTTCTTTTGCTTATTCAGACTCGCACCAGTTAAAAGATGTATATAAGAAACTTCTTAAAGATCAGGGGCTCACAATGTCCGAAGCATCTAAGCGGCTTGGATTATCAACCCCGCAGCAATTAACAAACAAGTTTAATAAAAAAGGAATTTCACTTGATGAGTTAAAAGAGCTTTTAAGCGTTGCCGGGTGCGAATATGAAATTGTTATCAAGCAGAAGTAATTCTGCCAGAATCCGAATTTAAAAAACTTGCAGATTCCGGCAATTCGTGATATTCTGTATTTGCTGGTATTTTAATAATTATATTTAGGGCTCCGGGCTTTCCAGAGTCCCTTTTTTATGCTGACATTTTATAAAGAATCAAAAACTTTAATTCCTCATATTGCCGGGAGCTAATCCCGGCGAAGTCGTTCCCAATCAGGTCCAGGAGCTTCGCCAGCTTTCTTTTTGTGCGGGCCTTTTCAATCTGGCCCAGATAGATGTTATATTTCATCCTTTACACCTCCCACGCGTTTATACTGGCAATTATTCGCCGGGTTTCGATCTCCTCCAGACGTTCCCACGCTTCGGAAACGTTGCGAGCTTCTATCACTTTTGAAGTGATTTCATAATTAATTTTCACCTGGTAAACCAAAACAAATTTTCTCATTTTTTACTCCGTTCTCCCGGCTTTGCAACCGGCTTTTTTATTTCCTTTGATGGTTATATAATACATTATTTTTAATGTAAAATCAATATACAAAATACATGAAAAATAATGTAAATAGTTATATAGAATTTGTGCATTATTTTTAATGTAAAAGTTATTGCAATTAAAAGTTATCTAATATATAATGTAGTTATATAAAAATGATTAGAGAGGAGAAAAAGAAATGTTTGTATATAGACTTAACGTATTAGAAACTTTAAGTGATGCAGGCTATACGCCTAGCAAATTAAGAAAAGAAAAGCTGTTGGGGGAGAATGCTATACAGTGCCTAAGGGAAAATAAAATGGTAGGGATTAAAGCGCTTGACAAAATTTGTTCTATATTAAATACGCAGCCGGGGAATATTATAAAATATGTAGATACTACAGAAAAACAGAAACTTTAAAAATAATGCAAATTTAGTATTGACAATTACATTATAAATAATGTATAATAAAGACAGTTAAAGAAACAATTACACAGCCCCGAGAGGGGGCGGACAGGAGGACAAAATGAATATTAAAATTTATTGTAATTATGGTGTGTTGGCAGCCAAAAAAAGAAACGTCTACACATACGGGGCACCAGAAGCCACGGCTACTTGCTGGGATGAAATCACAGTGGAAATCCCAGAAGGATGGGAAACATGCGAAAACAACACAGGTGATTTGATGGTAAAAGCCCCGTGGGGCTGGAGCTACAAGATAAATGAAGTGCTCCAAGGGGACGAGAAGCCCTGCTTTTATGCGCTGGATGATGGTATGAAAGGACACAGGCAGTACTTAAAAATTATAGATTAATTTCAAACACACAGTTCAACGAGGGGCGGACAGGAGGAAAAAATGATAAAATATGATTTGGTGAAAAGAACGGCGGAATTTAATCGCAAAAATAGAAAGGAGATTAAAGAAGGATGTACAGCTTTGGATCCGGATCCCGAATACATAAAAACGTTTGACGATCTGGAAGAGGCTAAAAAGGAACTTGCAAAACGCAAGACAAGCGTCAGCAAGTTTGAAAATCACAATATGACGTTTTACTCAGTTGAGGAATATGTGATTGAGGAAAACGAGTTCGAGTTTGATGAGGACGAAGGAAAGCTCGTGCAGACGGGCTTTATAGACACATTAGAAACAACTTCAATGGAAATCGAAGTTGTTGAAAAACCCAGCTATGAAACAATTGGTGTTTATTCCAGCCTGGAAGAGGCGGAAGAGGCAGCAAACGAGTATGACGGAGACGGAGAGTCCTATATAATGCTTTAAAAAAATAAGTCGGAAACACAGAACAGAATTTTACGTTTTAGAAAGCGTCAACCCAGACGAAGACGCGCCCGATCATTACGACGGGGACATTGTTAAACGTTGGAAATAAACCGGAGGTAAGAAAATGATTAAGAGAGTAAAACTTGAAACCATTTACAAAATGGCCAAAGAAGACAATGAGAAAATAAAAGAATGCAAAACTTTCCCGGACGGATGGGATAAAATAGTCTATGAATATTATAATAAACTGTCAAAAGATTCGTACGACGTTGAAATGTTTATGGATTTTTTGAGCGGTGAAGATTCACCGTTAGAAATGGCGTACGCATACAGGAGAAATATGTATATCATGTTGTACACAATGAACGCAACGGATACGTTGGCATTTGTAGATAGCGAATACGATATATTTTACATCGTATCAAAAGACGGTGATGAGTATAATAGTTGGGAGTGGTGCTCCACAAACAATATTGACCCGATCAAATACAGGGGTGACGACGGAGACGAACCGGTCCCAGAATGGCTCATAAAAAAATATGAAGAACAGATAAGGGAGGAAAAGAAAACAGAGCTGATTTGAAAATTAACTTTCAAATCACTTTTATATGTGGTATAATAGAATAGAGTTTAGTAGCCCCATATTGGAATGTAAAAAGTATTATAAAATTTTACATTATTTAAAGTAGAACCATATTGGAACGCAAAAATAAGCCCCTGAGAGATAGTTCCGGGGGCTTTTGCTGTCTTATTCTGGCGGCGTAACGACGGCGCGGCACTCAGCCGGTAAACAGCCCCACCGCCGAAGCTGTTATAACACATATATCACAAAACCGCCGAAGTTGTCAAGTAAAAATTTTTTATTTTGGGACTTGATTTTTAAAACCGATGTGGATAAAATAAAAATAACGACAGGCGAAGGAACTCAGGACGGGAGCTACAAGCCAGAGCGTGAAAAGAATAAGAATTAATCAGCCAGATCAGGCCGGATAAAATTCCGGAAGGTCTGGCTTTTTGTGTTTAATAACTGGAAAATGACAGTATTACAGAGTGTATAAGTATATAATAACTGTTTTTATAATCCCGTCCTAGATTCTAGAGACCTAGAGTTTATTAATATATATGCTATACAGTACTGTATAGACAAATAGTTAATTAAGATAAATGTAACGGTAAAAATAAAATTAATAGACTATTGACAAGTAATATAAAAATGTGATAAAACAGAATCAACAATTGAATACGCCGAAAGGCAACAATGATAATTAAGACTATTAGAAGACGATTAAAACCGAGCAGATCGGAAAGAAGAAAGGGATTTAGAAAGGTCCCGGATTGTATCTGCGAACGTGTTTTTGTCGTCTTTTTTTATTTGAATTTTTGGAGGTGATACAGTGAAAAAGAGTAATACAACAGTAACGGAACAGGGAATTGAAGTATATACTAATACGATTAATTATTATGCTGATGAGTATGTTGATTCACTGTATGACCAAGAAGAAATACATAAGCCAAATAGTAATCAGTTTACAGGTATGATTAAGTATATAAATAAACATGTTGGATTTAGCAGAGATATACTTGAGAGCATAACAGTACTTAATGAGATATGGGAAGCTTATACAGAGTTAGTATATAAATATAATCAAAAGCCTACAATAGAAGAATATGCACTATTGATTGGCATTCACAGGGATACAATTTATTCATGGGCGAAAGGAGAGTGTAGAGCTGATGACTATTGCGAAAAGCTAAGCCTCTCACGCTCCGACACGATTAAAAAATGGCAAGATGAATGTGCACTTGGACGATATAAAAGCGCAGCTTCCGGGAACGTTGGTGGTATATTCCTTTGCAAAGCTGTTGACGGCATGGCAGAAACGGCACCAGTACAGGCAAGCCAGCGGCAGGATAAACCACGGGAGAGTCTGGAACAGATCAAAGAAGAGTTTGGCGGTTTGCTGACAGGAGAGTGAGGCAAGATAGGACGCATCAAGAGCCAGGAAATGTACAGGACTCACGGACAAACGGCACGAAAACAAGGCAAATTAGTAGAAACTGTGTAATATATACAAACACAATTCTTCAAATTGTGCAATATATACATTAATCTATATAAAAAACTGTTGTTTTTCGTATAGATGTAATATTCTGACAATTATCTGTTATATATTTCTTCCTTGATCACTGCCGTAGGCCATTAAAGGCCAGCGTTAATCCAGGGAAGCGGGAACCCATGGGGCGGCGGGCTTCCCTGGTAGCGTCCGGCATGGATACTGGGAGGGGGTCTATATAAGCCCCAACACACGCCGAGTGAGTACTCCGAGTTCCCGAAAAATTAAAAAAGCCTCCTCTAACAGCAAGGCTTAAAAATTCCAAAAAAAACAAAAAAGAGTTCCCCATGGCAGAGATAGTGATTGCAACACGACAAGCCATAAGCCTTAATGGCTTCTCTGCCATAAACAACAAGGCGATATCAGAAAGGCAGGTATAAATATGAAAATAGGATATGCAAAAGAGTCAGGCATTTGGTTTCCGCTGTCTGCAAAGAAAAAGATACTTTTGAGCGAAGAAATTGACACATTTGCTTGCGACTCAATAGATAGAAATAATAATTTCGAACATCTTTGCGAAAACATGAGAAATGGTGATTCTTTGATTATTTGCGGAGTTGATGACATTGGAAATACCAAGGATGAAATCGAAGAAACATGGAGACGACTTCGTGATTTGAATATTGAAATCTATGTGCTTACAGCTCCGATGCTGTTTCAGAGAGAAAACATGACGTTAGAAGAATCATTTATAAGAGATGTGTCGCTTAGCGTACTTGCTTCTCAGGTTGAAATTGCTAATCAAAAATTAAAAGCAATAAATGATTTATGATAACCATTTACATTCACAGAAGGGTAGGAACAATATGGAGAAAATAGTAAACAACGATGGATATCTTCGGTCAGGGCTGATGGATATTGCTAGACAGTTGCTGAATATCTGCAGTGAAACTGGCGTTTCCAATATCCAGATAGTCACATCACCTTGGAAAGAGAGCGAAGGTATTACGCTTCTTGCAAAAACTGGAGACAAACCAATTCTTTCAGTAAAGATGGATACTGCCTATGAAAAAGAATAACCCTCAGGGCGAATCAATCAGAATCCGTCTCACATATCAGCTAGAACGAAAACTCATAGCCGAAAAGAACCAAACCGGCAAAAGCGTATCGCAGATCACCAGAGAAGCATTGGAACAATATTTCCGAAGAAGATAGGCAAAACGCCGACTCAATTTTTCTCAAAAAAAATAAAAAAGAGGTTTTTATATGTCAGAAGAATACAGTGAACGCTTTGATGAACTTCGTAAGAACCGAGTCGAAGTAAGCTATCATAAATACGGTCCTGCTAGGAAGAATTATAAAACCGGGAACGTGCAGGCACTTCCGTCCATGGAACGGTGTATTGAGAAATATAATTCCACCGGAAACACAGAATATCTCGTGGATGCAGTAAAATACCTCATGTTCGAGTTTATGTACCCGAAGCATCCTAAAGCGCACTTCAAAGCTACAGACAGCAAAGATAGCGCCGGGATAGTCGGAATCAGTGTAAAGGAAATGGAGGACTTGAAGAATGAACAGTACTAATGCTCCAAAAGTAAAGATCATAAATCCAGAAGGCTCTGGCTGGAGGGGAACACAATATTTTGTTGACGGAACAGAAATCAATCGTGTAATATCAGCAGACTTTCATGTCGCAGTTGACGAATTACCGACATCGGTTTTTGAATTAATGGCTCTGCCGGATATTGAAATGGAATCCGAAGTAAAATTCTCATACACACCACAGTCCATAGAGGACGCAGTAAGAATCCTGAGACACGAACTTCTGACACATGGAGAAATTTACAATGGTTTCAAAGCGAGCCTTAAAACAGCGATTGAGAAGTATTGTACATGTGGCCTGCCATTCGAGCCAGAAGACGAAACCGCCGGTAAGATTCTTGATTTTATGATCGGAGAGAAACAGAAAGAATGATTCTCGCAAAATTCGTAGCAGCCATGTTAGATATTGCATTTTTCACATTGGTTTTAGCATTTCTTATATCACAGGACGAAACCGAAAAGAAAAACAATCCAATAGCAACGGCAGTATTTATATTGATGGAAATTTGTTTTGCAGTTAATGCAGTTGTGATTTTTTAGATTATAAAGGAGGACACAAGTAATGAAATTTTCAGAAGCATTCAAACTTATGAAACAGGGAGCCAAGGTAAAGCTTCCATCATGGGGCGGATATTGGTATTGGGATGCAGAAAAAGAAACAATTATGATTCAGTGCCGCCCACAGGATAACGGTGAAAAAGGAGAATTACTTGATATTCGTGAGACGCAGATGGTGGAATATACAACTATGAATATGCAGTCTGATGAATGGATTATTGCGGACGAAACAAACTGCCAGGTACTCGGCGGTGAAGCAACATTCTCTTTCGGGGATGCAATTAAGTACATGAAGCGCGGACTTAAAGTGGCAAGAAAAGGTTGGAACGGAAAGAAACAGTACATTCAGCTCGCCACTGGAATTTCATATAAGACTGCTGATAATGAGATTATAAATTGCGAACACGATGCAATCGGAAATAAATCCATTGCTTTTGTCGGAACATCTGGCGTACAGATGGGATGGGTTGCATCTCAGGCAGATATGTTAGCAGAGGATTGGATTTTTGCAGAATAAGAGGAGAACCCAATGTGGTTAGCATTCACAATACAAATTCCCCTGTTCACCATACTGATTGAACGGGTGAAAATACAAGAAAAGCAGAAACCTATCGTTCTCAGGTTCGGGAAAGCCTTTGAATCTGACAGGTCGAGGCATCCAGAGTAGCTTAGGTCTGCGTCAGTGAAATACAATTTCCCAAAGTAACTGGCGCGGACTTAACGGTACAAATATAGACATGATGCTTTCTAAAATTTTATAAAATATATCACTATCACTAGACCGGGACTTTCCCGGTCAAACAATGGGCTATCGTCAATCGGTAAGACACAGCATTTTGATTGCTGCATTCGCGGGTTCGAATCCCGCTAGCCCAGTCGGACTATATTGTTTAGCCATGATATAGTTCCCCTACGAATTGGTTCCATCTATCCCAACGGGGATGATTAAAGGGGCTTCAAATGCCCCGGATGGATTCTGCAGAACGCAGAAATCAACAGTCTCAATCCCTTTGTTGCGGCTGCGAGGGAAAGAACCGCAACAGCAGAGAGTCGTTATTGAACTGCAACAGCCCTCTGCTCAGGAAACTTAGCTCAGTTGGCAGAGCGGTCGGCTCATAACCGACAAGTCACAGGTTCGAGTCCTGTAGTTTCCATTTCTTCCATATGCTGTCTATCCGTTTAATGGACAGAAAAAACTGCTGAATGAGTGTATGTGGATTATTTTTATGAAAGGTGTGTAACGGCACAGCCTGTTTGACGAAGATGATCTCCCGTTCGGTGCAGTCTCCGAGTTAAATTGTCGTCAATAAGCGCGCATTGAGGACAGGAAGTTTTCAAGAGGCAAACACAGGAAGTATTTTCCAAAATCCGAAAACAACTCCGTGGAGCTGGCACGGCATAAAACAGCCTAGTGGAAAGCATAACACGATAAACATATTGCTAACCCGGGGCTTCCGGGTTATGGGAGAACAATACCATAAGGGGCAGAGGGCTGATTAACAGTACCAGGGCGGTTCGACTCCGCATTCTCCCACTATTTTGTAAAATAAACAAAATATGAGGATGCTGTCCGAGAAGTAAGAAACAGTCGGCTTGTGAGCTGCCGGTACAAATATGCTGAAAGTTCACGTATATCGCAGGACAGAGAAGTGGAATCTCGCAAGGCTCATATCCTTGAGAACGGCGGTTCGAATCCGTCTCCTGCAACTTAATCCGCTTAGAGTTAAGCTGTTTGTATACAGGCGGTCTATGTCTCAGGTGGATTTACGCATGAGCGTAAATGTACAACTCACTAGGCGTTTGCGTAAAAAACTTTTTAGAGAGATGAGACCACGGGCCGTGAGAAGTGATAGTCGGCAATTCTAAAAGAACCATCTAGTTCATGCGTTTTACGATGGAAAGGTTAATGCTTATCTGGATATTTTCATCCGGTCCGAAAGCATGTGATGTGGGAATCAACCCAGTTTCTTTTCGGAGAACTGACCGTTACAAGCGGTACGGAATGTAGCTTAGTGGTAGAGCAATAGCCTTGTAAGCTATGTGTCGCAGGTTCGATTCCTGCCTTTCCGATTCCAATGAACTGCAATCATTGGAATCTTTTTCTCTTACTTCGTTCGGTTCCAGTGTTTCTCGTTGTGAGATTTATGCCGTTCAAGTCGGCACACTGGACTTTTTTAAATTGAGGTGTTAATTATGCAAAAAGAAAAGTGTTGTAAAACATGTAAGAAACATGACGATTTTACACGGGTATGTTTCAACGGCGACAGTGAACATTGCGCTGATTTTACGGAACCAGATTGTGTTTGCGAATTTTGGGAGGATGTAGAAAATGAAAATTCATGAAGTAATATGTTTGAGAGATGACTATGGTGGAAAAACAACTCTTGATGACCTTGTAAAACAAATACAGGGAAATAAAATCCATAGATGTCCGAAGTGCGGCGGAAGTGGAACTACTATCAAAATAGTAAATCGCGCACAATACTGGGAGTGTTGCGATGATTACAAAGAAATAGAAGTCACTTGCGACTTATGTAACGGTGAGGGATACACTGAGAAAATATACAAGCCTAGAATGGTACAGGATGGATGGAAATGCGAATAGCAGGCAAAGAAATCAATGACGAGTGTTCCAGATGCGGTAATATCCTCGAATGTAAGTTGTTCCGTCAGGGACATGGAATAAAACAGGAACGTGAGAATATAGCGAAGATGATTGAATGCCAGATGAAGCACAGGGAGGAAAGAGAAAAAAATGATTAAAATTTTAGTTCCTGGAACATTAAAAAGAATAAAATGTGTAAAATGCGGAGCATTGTTGCAGTACGATGAAAAAGAAGATGTTAAAGAAGAAAATATAGAGAAGTATTTTGCTACAAATATGCCATCTGGATTCGGGTACAAGCAAAAATACATTGTTTGTCCACAGTGCAAGAATAAAATTATTTTAAGTTCGATCAGATAGGAGGGATATTCGTGTTCAAAAAGATATTCAATCTCTACATAAGATACAAGACCAAAAATCTCAAAGCAATTCCGTTGTTCGTAATGACATTTGACTGGAAGAAATTTCAGAAATACGGTAAAAAAGATAGTTGCACACTATATTCAATGCATCCAGACATTGCAAACGACCCGTTCTTAAAAGAAAAGTTGTCTGAATGCGTGGATTATATTCGAGATAACTATGACATGAAAATATTTACTAAGCTTTAAGGGAGGATGCCATGAGAATTGAAGATTTGAAGAGTTGGACAGTAGATCAGCTGAAAGAAGAAATCGTTCGGTTGGCTGATGAGAGAGAAGCAAAGCAACATGAGATTTTAGACAAGGAAAATAAAATCAACGAGCTTCAGGCTGAACTGGATAAAATGTGCGCTTATAACAATGAGTTAAAAAGACAGGTGGGCGAAAAGGCAGATATACCATTTTACGACGAATCTGTAGAAATCGCAAAATATCACAGACAGCATCAGGACGATTGCATTACGATTAATCAGCTTCAGACTACGTTGGACGTACTTGTTGACCGATATGCGAATCTGAGAAAGATTCATGGACTGAGCTGATGAGAATTATTTATTCAGGCTCAGACATTGATTTTCTTGATACCACATACAATATCGAGGGAGAATGCCACCGAATGAACATTCCGACCAGGTTCTATCCAGACAGACGCTTGCTTTTTGCAGGGAATACGACCGTAATATACAACAAAACTGTAAATCTTTCAAAAACATGGAAAGCAGATTACATCGGGGACAATTATTTGACGATTTTGACATTGATCAGAAAGGACAACGGTAAATGAGCATTAAAACAGCACTTGAATCAGAGGGAGTAGACTTCTCTGAATATATGAATATACCCGAACCATGGGACGGATCAGCACAAATTAAAATGGGAAATGGTACAAAATGGGTAATTTGTCCGTTTTGTGGAAAGAAAGCCTTAAAGATTTTCCCAACCACAAAGATTTATCGGATGCCGTATAAATGTAAGGGTAGCAACTGCAAGAAAGAGTTTATGGTGAATGTATGAGTACTTGTTATGATTGTGCGTGTTCAAAAATTGAAACAGACGGCATTCACAGATTCCTTATTTGTGGAATTTCTTCAAAAAATTTTTATGTTCCGTTCTCATCTCCGGCACCCAATATATGCAATGAATTTCAAAAACGAAGTGGATTCTCTGCATTAGAAGTACTTACTCCTGAGGAAAAAGAGAAATACTTCGAAATATATCGGAAATTGCCTTCGTACAATCCAGATGTAAGCCCAGAAGAATTTTTCAGAGGTATGGACAGTGGATTTCTCGGGATATATCCGAAAAACACTCCGGACATTGTTAAAGCTATTGATTCTATAAAAGTGCCTGATGAAGATGTTATTAAAACAGTTGCCAGCGATGCGGAAGAACTTCAAAAGACTAAGCCTGTGGAACTGGACGAACTTTCGGAAGAAACCAAGTTTAGAATTTATAAATTAATTGTAAATGAAATTGGAAAGCATTTTTACAATTGCGAGATGCGTATGTCATATAAAGACTTTATACTTGTTGAGGATTGCATCAGAAAAGTTTTGCAAGGAGAACAAGATGAACACAAAACGGATTAAATGCTTTTTAACAGGTGGATGCAAGTTCAAAAGTTCGGATACAGAATCGAAATGTAATGACAAAGAAAAGACTTGCACTATTACGGAAACTTGCTACAAATGTGGGAAGAAGTATACAGCTATATTTGCTTATAAACAGTTAGGGATTACAGATTGAGGTGAATGCATGATTTCAATAGAATATGTACCTATACAAATTATAGAAACAGGCGAAGAAGTAAAAGCACGGATTGAAATTGATCCATTAGAAAAAGAAGTTACATATATCAAGCTCCAATCTCAAAGAATATGTAATTACGATACATGCCTTATTAAAATTGGTTCAAAAATAATTCCGTTTGATTTCATAAACGTAGAAGAAGGCATACCGCTCAAAATAACACTAGTATGCAAAGAAAAACTGCTTTATTTAGAATGGCTGTTAATAATTAATAATGCATTCCGAGGAACCACAATAAAACAAACTGCATCAGAATGGTCTGATATATACAATCAGAAACCAATTGAAAAAGATTATCTTACAGATGACCAGAAAAACAGGATACATAAATTGTTACTGAAAGAAATTGATATATATTTTCGTTCTAAGAAATCCAATATGTCGTGTTCTGATTTTATCGCAATTGAAGAAATTATTGCAAACGTGCTGAATGGAGAATGATTATGAAAAAGATAACCGTTGTAATAACAGTTTTAGCGCTGACACTTGGAATGGCCGGATGCCAGTCTGCCACAAGAAATTGCGGCGGAAACACAACATTAGAGTTGGAACCAAACCAAAAGTTAGAGGAAATTACATGGAAAGATGATTCACTATGGTATCTCACACGCCCTATGACTGATGATGATATTGCCGAGACTCACACGTTCCAGGAATCTTCTAATTTCGGAGTATTTGAGGGTAGCGTAACTGTTGTTGAAAGGAAAGAATAAATAATTAATCAGAGAGCCAGAAAGGAGTGCCATTATGAGTGACTTGAAGATATTTACAGGAAACATCGAACCAGAAGCGTTAAATCAGATTTATACATTGATAAAACAGCCTGCATTTTCTGAATGTAAAGTACGAATCATGCCAGATGTTCACGCAGGAGCAGGATGTGTAATTGGCTTTACTGCCGATCTCGGAGATAAAGTAATTCCGAACATTGTTGGCGTGGACATTGGATGTGGAATGCTTACAACACAAATTCCTACCGATGTGGGGACAATAGATTTAAAAAACCTTGACAAAGCAATAAGAAACAATGTTCCGGCAGGAAGAAATGTACGTGACGAAATCATAAATTTTGAAGAATTAGAAGAACTTCACTGCTTCCATCAGCTTAAAAATATCGAATGGATTCGCAGGAGCCTTGGTACGCTTGGGGGCGGAAATCATTTTATTGAAGTTGACACTGATTCAAAAGGGATAAATTATCTTGTAATTCACACTGGAAGTCGCAATCTTGGAAAACAAGTAGCTGAAATATATCAAAAAATTGCCATAGAAGACATGCAGGGTACAGACAAGCTCGAAACTGAAATACAAAAATTGGTGAAAGAATACAAGCGTTCTGGCAGACACAAGGAAATCCAAAATGGTATTGACGAATTAAAACGAAAATGGAAGCCAGACAAACTGGGTATTCCGAAAGAATTGTGTTACTTAACAGGAGAACACAGAAAACAATATCTGCATGATATGAAAATTTGTCAAGAATTTGCAAGAATAAACAGACGATGTATACAGAGTACTATATTTTACACTATGAAGTGGACATTCCAAAGAAATACATGGTTTGATACAATTCATAATTATATTGACCACGATACAAACATTGTTCGCAAAGGTGCAATATCAGCTAAATATGGTGAGAAAGTTCTTATCCCAATGAATATGCGAGACGGATGCATTATCGCATTCGGGAAAGGAAACGAGGACTGGAATTGTTCAGCCCCGCATGGTGCAGGACGTATCATGAGCCGATCAAAAGCAAAAGAAAACATATCGTTAGAAGAATTTAAAAAGTCTATGAATGGGATATATACAACATCCGTTCAGAAATCTACGATTGATGAAAGCCCTATGGCTTACAAACCACCGCAAGAAATTATTGATAACATCAAAGATACCGTAGAAATAGTTGATATTATCAAACCTATATATAACTTCAAAGCAAGTGAATAACAGTCAAAGAGCCACATGAGAGCCAGACTAAATCTTAAGAAGAAAGGAGGTCTGGCTCTATTTTTATGCAAAAAATTATTGAAGAATCGCCGGAATGGTATGTGATGATCGGAAATAACATCATCAACAGTAATCTAAGCCCGGAAACAAAGTGGAATAAGTTATATTCCCTTGTCTACTTAATGGATGAAAAACATTCTTTCAAAGAATACCCGAATTATCGTGAAAAAGGCATAGGATTAAGCAATATTGGAAAAGAAGCTGCGCTTAATCAGTTGCTTCAAACAGGTTCAAAAGAATTTGAAGACCTCTACTACAAATATCTTCTGTTCGAAGCCCGAAACTATCAGGTTGACAGTGGTCTACTGTATCTGGAAAAGAACAGAATATTAAAAGAACGCTTCTATCAGCCAAGAAGAAATGTGTTCTTGAAGCACAATATCATCGGCTCTTTACAAGACTTGATGGATGATAAACTTGATATATTTGCGCTGAGCGTACCACCCGGTTGCGGAAAATCTACTCTTGAAGATTTCTTTCTGTCTCTGGTAGGCGGGTGGTTTCCGAATGATTTCAACCTGTCATCAGCGCACAGTAGTATTCTGACACGTTCACTTTATGATGGAGTTCTGGAAATCATCAATGATTCGGTTGAGTACACATGGCATGAGATTTTTCCGAATGTAGAAATACAGGGAACAAATGCAAAGGAAACTACGGTCAATCTCGAAAGAAACGGACGATTTAAGACTTGGACGTTCAGATCCATTGATGGTTCATTGACAGGAGCTACCCGTTGTAACAGATTTCTTACCGCCGATGACCTTGTGTCTGGTATCGAAGAAGCACTGAACAAGAATCGACTGGACACCTTATGGACAAAAGTAGTAAATGACTTGCGCTCTCGTAGGCTAGAGGGTTGCAAAGAGTTTTATATAGCTACAAGATGGTCAGTTCATGACCCTATTGGAAAGCTACAGCAGTTATACGCCGGGAACCCTAGAGCAAGGTTTATAGCAGTACCGGCACTTGACGAGAATGGCAAAAGCAATTTTTTATTCACAGTAAATGGGTTCTCTGAGAAGTATTTCAACGATGCTAAAGAGTCCATGGACGAAATCTCTTATAACTGTCTTTATCAGCAACAACCAGTAGAACGTGAAGGATTATTGCTTCCGCCAGATAAGCTAAAAAGATTTTTCTTTGGCAAAGAAGACGTTCCCAACGGATGCACGGACGAATACACAATTATACCAGACAGAGAAGCAGATGCGATATGGGCAGTATGTGATACAAAAGATAAAGGTACAGATTTTGAATCATTACCTATTGCATATCAATATGGGGATAAATTTTTTATCCCGGACGTTGTTTTCGATGATACCACAGATTACGACATCCTGGACAGAAAGACTGCTGATATCTTGATAAAACACAATCCACACAAAATTAGATTCGAGTCAAATAACGTAGGAAATCGTGTTGCGCACAACATTCAAAAGATAATCTCAGGGAAATGCCGAGCGGATATCGAAACAAGACCTACGCAAGCAAATAAAGAAACAAAAATTCTTGTAAATTCTGATTACATATCAAAACATTTTTATTTTTTGCATCCAAGCCAGTATAAACCAAAATCCGACTACGGCTTATTTATGGCAAATGTAACCACATATACCACAAGAGCAAAAGTAGCTCACGATGATGGCCCGGACAGCTTGGCAATGATGGCAGAGTACGTGCAGAATCCATTAGGCGGGAAAGCAACTGCGATGCACAATCCACTTTGGGGAAGGAGATAATATGACCACAAGAGAATACTTAGAACAAGTTCGTGATTATAAGAGAAAAATCGAAAACAAAATTTCTGAAGAATACCAGCTCAGAATGTTGGCTACAAGTTTATCTTCTTTTTCAATGGGAGAAAAAGTTCAAACATCCGGCACAAAAGATCATGTAGGCGATACAATCGTAAAGATTGCTGATCTGCAACAAGAAATTGCCAAAGATATTTCTGAAATGTCTGATATTCAACAGGAAGTATCAAGCACCATTAATAGTCTTGATAATTCTTTATATTCACAGTTGCTGCACAAAAAATATGTGGAATACAAAAGTCTGGTTACAGTAGCTGACGAAATGGGATATTCAATTCAGCATATCCGTTCTTGCCATTTGAAAGCAATTGAATCAGTCAGAAAAGTAAAAGGATTCAAAAGATAGTATGCAATCATATGGAATCATATTGGTAATATATTATATAATATAAGCTGTAAAATAAGCACTGAGGCCAAACCTTGGTGCTTTTTTCATGCAGAAAAATAGGAGGACAGGCAGTGGGGAGAAACAAAATAAACTTTGTTGACCTATGCCAAGGCGAGTTTGGCAGAAAAACTGCCTATACTGGCGTAGACCAGATTACTCCCCAGAACGTGGCACAGGTCCTTTCTGATACAATCGGAATCCATAACAGGAATAGAACCCTGATGGATTATCTTTACAGATATTACAAAGGCGATCAGCCAATTTTATATCGTGAAAAACTTGTTCGCCCAGAGGTCAACAATAAAGTTGTTGAGAATCATGCCCTTGAAACAGTCAAATTCAAGGCAGGACAGATATACGGAGAACCTATTCAGTATGTCTGCAAGAAGAAAAAAGCGAGCGAACAAACAAACGAACAAGTTGATAGGCTCAATGATTATCTGGACGAAGCCAATGCAGATGCCAGAAATATTCAACTTGGGATATACCAGAGCGCGGTAGGAACTGCATATAAAGCAATCCTGAGAGAGGATGAATGGACAAAGGATGGAGACTTACCACCTTTCAGAATATTTATCCCATCACCACAGGACGTATATATTGTTTATTCAAGCGTTACTGGCAAACCAGTGCTTTCCGTTCAGATTTTAAAAGACGAGAACAATCAGCAGTATTACCAGTGTTATTCTTCCAGACAGTATTTCAAAATTCAAAATGGAGCGGTAACAGAATCTGGAATCAATGGTTTTGACGGTATTCCTATCATTGAATATCCAAATAATCACGACAGACTTTCCGACATCGAAATTGCGATTACAATGTATGATGCAATCAACAAATATCAATCTGACAGACTGAATGGGGTTGAACAGTTCGTACAAGCCTTGATGAAATTCAAAAACTGTGAGATTGACGAAGCAGAATTTGTGAAAATGATAAAACTCGGTGCTGTATCTGTAAAAGACGTCGGGAATGGAACGCAATCAGATGTTGATTTAATGACTGCTGAACTAAATCAGTCAGAGAGCCAGGTTGCAAAAGATGATATTTACAACAATATGCTGATTGTAGAAGCAATGCCGAATCGACAGAGCAATACCGGTGGAGATACAGGAAATGCAGTGTATCTGAGGAATGGTTGGGATTTCGCAGAACGAGACGCAAAATTGGTAGAAGCATTTACGAAAGAAGCTGAAAAAGCATCTGCCAGAATTATTTTGAATATCATCCGAAAAACTTCAATGGATGTAAATATCTCGACCAGAGATTTTGATGTAAAAATCACCAGAAACCCAACAGATAACATGCTTGTCAAAGCACAGGCACTTGATTATCTGTTTAAGAATAAAATTCATCCGCTTATTGCACTGATTACTTGCGGATTATTTAGTGATCCACAAAAAGTGTACGAAATGAGTTTGCCATATCTTGGAACCATTTATCCAGAATTGTCAGACCCAGACTCAGAGCTGCAGAAAGCGCAAGATTTGCTGAATGGATTTAACAAGGATGTGATTGCAGAATGAGTATTTCATCATACGATGAATTAAATACCAGACCCAATAATCGCAGAAGTGAGCCGTATAAAGAATATTTCAGCAAAATGTCAATATCAGACAAAGAAAAGCAAGAAAGGATAGCTTTTTCCGAACAAATGGAAGAAGTTGTCCTTTATATTTTAGCACTGATAGAAACAACCATAGAAAGTGGAGAATCAGATCAAAAATACATTCAGACTCAATTTTATGACAAATATCTGGATGTAGTCTTGGGATATATGCTGATTGATTCATATATTAAAGAATATGTTCTCGAAACTTCAAAACAGATTATTGGCACAACATTTTCACATATCGTCGAGAAACATCCTGATTCAGAGCAGGCCACAGATGATTATTACCTGTCTAATGACCGGGCAATGTTTATTTCAGAATGCGAAGCCAATTCGATTCTGAATTACAGGCAGTATTCAAAAGCCTTGAAATCAGGAAAAACCAAAAAGACATGGATAGATGTTGGAGACAAAAGGGAACGCAAAACACATCTTGAAGTTGGTGGAACTACAATCCCTATAAATGAACCATTTTCAGTCGGAGACAGTCTATTAATGTTTCCGACCGATTATTCTCTTGGAGCTTCGGCAGACGAGATTGTGAACTGCCGGTGTTCAATTCAATACAGTTAATTTAGAGACGAGTAAAATCGTCTCTTTTTTATTAAAAAAATATGCACCCCGATAGCGTAATCATGGGAGACACCTTGAGCTGAGCGAACAGCGTAAAAAAGCGTATTGGTGACAGGAGATTTCAATGACAAGAGAAGACGTAAAAAAGATTTTTCCAGATGCAACCGATGAGCAGATTACCTCTTTCCTGAATCAATCCAATTCTGATGTGGCTAAGGAAAAAGCCAAAAATCAGAAATTAAAAGAAGATGCAGAAAAAGCAAAAGCGTTGGAAACAGAACTGGAAGAACTGAAAAAGCAGAACATGAGTGAAGCTGAAAGAACAGAATTGGAGCATCAGAAAGAAAAAGCAACAAATGAAAAAAGAATTTCCGATCTCGAATCTGCACTTAAAGCAGCTCAGAAAGACGCTCTGACAGGTAAAATCACTTCTATTTTTGCGAGTGCAGGAATGAAAGGAGATGCCTACGCAGGAGCAATCAAAGCATTTTCAAATATGGATGCTGAAGATGCACTCAAAGAAGCCCAGACTTTTGTTGATGGAATTTCCGAAGTAAATAAATCAACGCTTGATACCGCAAAGGCCGCATGGGAAAAAGAAGCCCTTGAAAACACACCTAATCCGGGCGGCGGTAAATCTGGTAGAGAACCAGAAAAGAAAAGCGAAGCATCTGAATACGCAAAAGCGTACTCAGCAAAAATGTGTCCAGAAAATAAACCGGCAGATGATAATGCCCCAGTAAATATTTAAGAAAAGGAGATTTAGATTATGGCTTTTATGAAAACAGAGCAGTACGAATCCACACCTAATATCCTCGAATCCGAGGTAGGACTGGTACTTAAAACCTATACAGCAGAACAGACAAATGCTGAAACCGTTGGAACTAAGAAGATTATCAAAGCAGGTTCTGTATATCCGACAAACGCAACTGGTGCTAAAGGCATTGTGTTTGAAGATGTTGATATGACAGACGATGTAAAACGACCGATTTCCGTAATTGTTGCAGGACGTGTTCTTGAAAAAAGACTTCCGGTAACAGTAGAAACCACTGCGAAAACAGAGCTTGAAAAAGCAGGTATCGTTTTTGTAACCACTACAGACCCAGAATTTTAAGGAGGTAAGCAGATGTCATTTAATATTTTAGAATCAATCACACAGGAAGAAAGACTTAACTTTTCTCAGGATTTCAGTGTAAAAAGACCGGGCATTCTTGACACCATCTTCCCGGATGTCAAAACACAGTTCCTGAAAGCTGAATACTACAGACTTATGGCTGGACAGAGACTGCCAGAGGTAGCATTCGTTCATGCGCTTGATACTGAAGCAGAAATCGGAACCAGACCGGGATTCGAAAAAGTACTGACTGAAAAGCTCTTTATTAAGAGAAAAATTAATCAGTCTGAGAGATTACAGCAGGCAATTGAAAATGGTGTGCCGGATGATGAGAACTTAAAGAAGTTTGTATTTGATGATGCAGCTAACCTTTTTGAAGGTGTTGTTGCCAGAGCAAATGTTATGAAAGGACAGTTCCTTTCTACTGGTGCCGTAAAAGTTAAAGAAAACAATGTAGATCTGAATATTGATTACGGCGTACCGGCTGATGCAAAGGTCAGTCTTGCTGACTGGTCTAAACCAGATGCGGACATCATGGGTGATATTCAGAAGATGGTTGCAATTGCAGAGGACAATGGCTTCGTAGTAAACAAAGCTCTGACATCCCTTAAAATGATTAACTACATGAGAAACAACACTGCAATGCAGACAGCAGTCTTAGGAGCAGCCAACAAACGCCTTCTGACAAAACAGGAACTTGCTAATCTGCTTATGCAGGAATACGCAATCACAATTGATCGTTGTGATGAGAAATTCAAATTTAGAAAAGCAGATGGTTCACTCAAAACAGGAAGATACTTCAAAGAGGAAGTATTCACTCTGTATGAAGCAGAACCGAACGGTTCATTTGGTACTGGACTCTGGGGCGTAACACCAGAGGAACTTGAGTACAGACAGTTCATTCAGGAAGAAAATCGCTCCTTCGTAACACTGTCCATGTGGGCTACACAAGACCCGGTTGCAGTTTGGACTAAAGCATCAGGTATGTTTGTTCCAGTAGCAGCAAAAGCTAATGGCGGTATCGTAATCGGTACCAAAGCGGGGGAATAAACGGGCATAGTCTCAATGAGAACAGCCAGTCACCATCTGTAGCAAGTGTTAAACACAAGTATACAGAAAACGAGCTGTCAAGCATGACAGTAGTTCAACTGAAACAGCTCGCAAGTGACAATGGCTATGCCCTGACATCGACAAATAAGGCTGGTATTATCTCTGAAATTTTATCTCAGCAAGGGTAGGTGATCTTGAATGGACGAACGGCTTGTGAATGATCTGAAAGAGTATCTATCCGATGATGTGGAAACTGACGGTATGATTTCTTTGTCTGTGAAGCGTGCAATTCGTTCATTCAAAAAGAAACGTAACTATCCGTCTGGATATACAGAGGAAAAAATCAATACCGATATGGAATATTGTTATGATTGCATATTTGATCTGGCTCTCTATTTCCTTGTGAAACAGGGGGCCGAGTTCCAAGAATCGCACTCTGAAAATTCAGTAAGTCGAAACTGGAAATCCGAAACGGAAATATATATCAATCATGGCGTTTTTCCATTTGCAGGAAGTTTAATTTAACTAAGATGGTTGGGTCACGTGGCACAGTATGTTGTCCTCCCGGAGTGCCGCTGGGTTGCTTATATTCAGTAGGGAAAAGCAAATGTTAAGGGAGTGAAGAAAGGAACTGGCGATGGGATGTGAACATGAATGTTTTAATGAACACCGCATAGAAGAACTGGAAAAGAATTTTCAGCTGATGCAAGAGAAGCAATCTGATCGTAGTAAAGAGTTTTATGAGCGTATCGGGGAACTGGAAAGAAAGACAGCATTAAGTGAGAATGACTTGAACCATATCAAGTCAACTGTGGATGAGATGAATAACAATATAAAGACTCTCATGGCAGTCCCGGGAAAGCGTTACGATACAATCATTGTATGCGTTATTACAGCGATTGTCAGCGCAGTTATCGGTTTTATGTTAAGCGGTATTCTTCCAGTTTGATTCCACTTGTAAGGGAGGACGGTGGAAATATGAATTATACAGACTTTTCAGAAGATGAAAGAAAATTTTATTTAAAAGAAGCAGGCTTCGATTCCAGAGAAGAAAAACTGTTTCAATTACGAGTCTATGGCGAAAAGACACTGTGGGAAGCATCTGAACTTATGGGGTATAGTCCGAGAACCATAGACCGAATTAACAAAAGAATAAAGAAGAAAATTTCCAAAGTTGCCCCGATGTATTGTCGGGGCTTTTCTTTGTATTATGGCGAAAACGTGGCGAAATAGTGACGTTCAAAAGTAGAGTTTCTTCCTATATAATATAGGCATAAGGAGAATAGATTATGCCTATGTTAAGAAACCCTTATGAGGGCATATGGGAAAAGTATCGTTCCATAGATGATATGGATATGATTCTTGAATCCCGGATAGGAGGAATAGATTATGGCTTACCCATATTATCCACAACAGCCAATGATGAACAATCTATACGGACAGATACAACCGTATCAAGACAGGCTGGCTCAGCTACAAAGTAATTATCAGCAGACAATGCCTTATGGTCAAATACAGATGCAACAGCCGGTACCTCAGTCACCTATGTTACAAGGCCAAATGGTTGACGGTATTGATACTGTAAAGGCTAAAGATGTGGATATGTCCGGCAATCCTGTTTACTATCCAAAAACAGACGGAACTGAAATTTACAGAAAACAGCTTCAATCCGATGGGAGGAGCAGGATTTTTGTTTACCGACTCGTAAATCCAGACGAACAGCAATCTAAGCAAGATGAAAAGCAGATTGACATTGAAGCAATGTTTAATCAGCTTCGGAATGATGTTTGTTCTGAGATTTCTGAAATAAAGAATATGTTTCCGACGCAGATGTCGGGGACATCGGAACCTAAGCAGAACGGAGGTAGGCAGAGATGACATTCAATCCAAACGCCATGATGAAAAAGCAATTTGAAAGAATGATCTCTCAGAGGTTCGGAAGTGTTGACAACATGATGAACGATATGAGTAAATTTGCAGGAAATAATCCAACATTGAAGAATGCGTTGGATTTATACAAAAAAGGTGATACAGACCAGTTACATCAAATACAGCAAAATGTATTCAACGAAAAACATTTATCTCCAGATGGAATTATACAGAAATTCCTTGGATTATAACACTTCCCCACAATTGGGTGATTAAAAATCGCTACAATTCGGGACGACAGCCGCGGATGTCTCCTATTGTAAATAAAATTTAAGGAGACTAAAAACATGATGAATGGTTCAAATTACAGTCTTAGTGACATTGCTGCCGCTACAGGCTCTAATAATCGCGCCAATGATATGTGGGGCGGTGATGGCTTTTCACTTATCTGGCTCGTCCTGATCTTTGCCATCTTTGGATGGGGAGGTTTTGGCGGCTGGGGCGGCGGCTTCGGCGGCAATGGTGGAAACGGTGCAAATGGTGCTGGATTCCAAGGATGGGCTACACGTGCGGATATCAATGAGGGATTTGCTCTTAACGATATTCAGAACGGTATCAGAGGTATTCAGCAGGGTATTTGTGACAGTACATATGCACTTAACAATACCATGCAGAGCGGTTTTAACGGTGTGAACGTTGGAATGCTTCAGGGCTTCAATGGCGTTCAGCAGGCAATTAATGCTGACACTGTAGCCAATATGCAGAACACCAACGCATTACAGTCTCAGTTAGCAAATTGTTGCTGTGAAACAAGGGAAGCTATACAGGGCATCAACTACAACTTAGCTACCAACACTTGTGCTCTCCAGAACACAATGAACAACAACACCAGAGACCTTATCGAAAACCAGAACAGCAATGCTAGAGCAATACTTGACTTTATGGTAAATGATAAGATTGCAACATTACAGGCAGAGAACTCTGATCTGAAACGTGCTGCATCCCAGGATCGCCAGTCTGCACTGCTTACAACTGCTATGGCTTCACAGACTCAGCAGTTAATCAATGCAATTAATCCGGCGGCTATTCCGGCATACGTTGTTCCTAATCCGAATACCTATTACGGTGGATGCGGATGTAACAGTGGATGCTGCTAAGTAACTCACCCTTAGAGGTTGACTAATTCTAAGAGGTGGGTTGCGGCTCACCTCTTATTTGATTGAGAGGTAAAAATATGAGTTGTAAAAATGTTTGTAAGCTCTGCAACCATCTTGTAATCAGCCAAGCCGTTGCGTTCACAGGAGGTAATCTTGTAATCACACTTCCAGCAGGCAGTTACAATAACGGAGAGAAATATTGTATTGTTGTTGCACAAAGCATACCGGAAGCAACCACAATTTCTGCTCCGGTAGTAATCCAGGTAGGCACGGGAACAACCTTGTATCCATTACAGAATCGTTGCTGCGCACAGGTTACGGCTTGCGGAATAAGAACCAGAACGAAGTATGCAACTAGAGTAGCTACAAGTGCAACTGGCGGAGTATTCAAGATGTTAGGAAATCCAGCTTGTAGTCCGAGTAACAATTTGACAGCAATTAATGGTACAGCCCCAACAACAGACACACCTGTTACACAGGCTGCCAGAAAGGGGGCAATGTAATGCATAAAGTTGCAATGGAAATGGGAAAATGGGCTATGGAAAAAGCCAAAGCACATGGATTTGACAATCTTAGTTCTCAGGACTGGGATGATCTGAAAGATTGCTTAGAAGCGGTAAAATACGCAATCTGTGCAGATAAGGATTACAGAATCGTAGAAGCTATGGACGAATGCGAGCAGGAAGAGAAATATCTTGGACGAATGGGATATGACAGATATCGTTATGCAAACGGCAGATTTGCACCAAAAGGCAGAGGAAGCCGCATGGGATATATTCCTTATCTTCACGCACAGGATGATGACTGGATGAATGAATATCTGAATAATCCAGAATTTGAACGCAATATGTACCGCATGGGATATCACCCAGAATATTTGGACAGGAATATGGGGAATGATGGAATGAACCGTCAGCAGTCCAGATATGGTGAAACCTACGACAGATACAGTGAGAATCGTAGACATTACCATGATTCCAAAGACGCTGAATCCAAGAGAAAAATGGATGATTCCATGAAAGAGTACACAGAAGATATCATCCGCAATATGAAAGAAATGTGGGACGATGCAGACGCATCAATCAGACAGCAGATGAAAACTGACTTGACACGTTTCATACAGCAGATGAATTGAATATGAAATGAATTTTGCCCTTGTTACAGGAATGTAGCAGGGGCTTTTTAGTTATGGAGGTACATAATATGCCAAGAAAAAAAGCGGAAGTCAAAATTAAAATGATTTGTGAGAAATGCGGAAAACCACAGAAACCAAGTGCTGACAAATCAACAACTAATTGGAATGTATATGACTGTCATGAAAAATGTGAATGTGGTGGAAAATTCGTAATGAAATTTGAGGATTGATTATGGATAATTTGACTGTAAATATTTTAGGAACCAAGTACAAAATATATTTCAGGAATGAAAAAGACGACGATTTACTTGATGGAAAAGGCAGAGATGGATACACGGATATGTCCGCGCACGAAATTATAGTGTGTAACAAAAAAGATGATTGTGAATTAAGAAATTACGAAAATTGGAAGAAAAACATTCTACGTCATGAAATTGTTCATGCTTTTTTATTTGAAAGTGGACTTGATTCTTCATCTGCCAATTTTTATGGAGCATGGGCTACGAACGAAGAAATGGTTGATTGGTTTGCAATTCAATCTCCAAAGATTTTTAAAGTATTCCAAGAACTTGATTTAATTTGAAAAAGGATGGTGATAATCCATGCTAAGACAATTTTACATGAACGGCGACCTATGGAGAGTGCAATTCGTATCTCCACATGACAGCGTGTTAATTGACCGTACAGGCAACAGAACGCTTGGGGTATCGGATTATTCCACTCATATAATTTCAATCGCAAATAACCTGCACGGAGAGCTTCTGAACCGTGTGTTTATTCATGAATTAGGCCATTGCGTGATGTTCAGCTACGGTCTATTGCCAGAACTTCACCGCATGGTCAAGAAACGGTATTGGGTGGATGCAGAAGAATGGTGTTGCAATCTTCTGGCCGACTATTCTTGTTTCGTGATTGGCACAGCTAGAGATATACTAGGAAACCAGTTCACATATGTGGCTCCTATCGGGGCAGAAAGGATGATTGCATAAATGGCAAAAGCAGAAAACACAGTTATTTTTGATGGAATCAAGTACAATCCCGGTGACGAATTGCCGGATTTAGGCAGTTGGGTGTGTACAGATGCGAAAGGTATGGTTCGTGATTACGAGGGGCTTTCAAAAGACGTATCAAAGCTCCCACATTATGTAGAGAGTGGTTCTTCAGCATTGTGCCTTGATACTTCTGAATTATACGAATATCACAAGCCTACTGATACATGGTATAAACTGTAAAGGAGAAGCGCATATGGCATTAACAGCAAAAAAAGTATATGCAATTTTAAAACGCCAGATTTCCGATATGGAAGCAAAAATAAAAACGCCTATTATTTACCGTGGTACAGTTGCAACCGCTGATTTGCTTCCGTTAAATCCAGATATCGGAGATATGTACAATATCGAGTCTAAATCTGTCTATGGCGAAGCAGGAATGAACGTGGCATGGAACGGTGTAGTATGGGATACTATGGGCGCTCCGATTGATATGGCGCTTTACATTAAGTCAAGCGAATTGGCGGATTGGGTAAAACAGCAGAACAAGCCGACATATACAGCTGAAGAAGTTGGAGCGTTGCCGGCTGATACAAAGATTCCAAGTAAAACCAGTGACTTGCAGAATGACTCCGGATTTTTGACTAAAATTCCAGACAATTATCTTTCCGGAACAGACAAAACTCTGAGCGTATCCGGCGAGGCGGCGGATGCAGCAACTGTAGGCGAACAGTTAAAAAAGATAACAGAAATATTAAATAGTGCTTCAAACATTGAAAACGCACTTTCGAATTTCTTTGCCCTCCGCAGGACTGGAAAAGTCTACACAACCAGAATTTACAAGTATGACACATCCACTAGCCCAACAGGAGTGAAACTGAATGACAATGAAGGACTTGTGAGAAAGCCGTCTACAAATACAGTGATCGGACAGGATGATTACAGGGAGATTGGCGTATTCATGCACTTTCCATGTAATTTTACCGTAGATGATAAAGGCTTTAACCATGTGACTGCACTGCAGGGACAGCCGGATTTCAAAAAGACCGGAAAAGTAGATGTGGGAGAGGTCACAATGTCCGCATGGGTTGGAATCACAGACAATCCTGAGTATGTAGATTATCATTATTCAGACAGTCCGAACGAAGCCCTTGACCTTAGACCAATGGGAGAGTCAATTAATCCAGACGGAACAATTTCACCTTTTATGATCCACGGAAAATACGGAGCCGGAGACATTGATGGAGTGCCGTACAGCTCCGCAGGGCTGATTCTGGCAAACGGAAGCCAGAAAGGAGGAAAACCAGTATCACATACCGGGCTGATCGCATACATGAGAAAGAAAGGCCAAATGTACGTGGGAACAACAAACTGGGATCTCTTTTACAAACAGCTTATGATGATTATTTTATACGCAACCACGAACAGCCGGAGCGTTATGACTGGATGTAATTCTTATTCAATGCAGGAAATGGCAGCGGTTGCAGAAACCGGAGTAACAAGAGTGATTCTCCCGAAAGCAAAAGCAAACAATTATATTGTCGAGTCTTATGTATCTGTCGGGGATATTGGTTCAAATACAAACAAAGATAGATATTACGCATACATGCACAACCTTGCATATGACGTGAAGATCTTGAAGATTGAACCGGTAGACGATACAAATTCTGCAATATATTTGGATACAGAACCATTCAACACGACATTAACGACCTGCATCTCAACAATGCCATGGCGGACCGGCTCAACCGACAGTGTGCTTGGATCAGATGGATCGCCGTTCTCAAATACAGATAACAAGAATCCATTCAAGATCCAGGGAATCGAAACTGGATACGGAGCTTATGAAGTTCTCAGTAATGTATTCATGGATATTGTTACAGATGCAGATGGAACACCAAAGAGAGACGTATACATCTGCATGGATGCGTCACTGCTTACAACAGATATGAATGCAGCAAAGACACGATATAAGAAAGTGGCGGCTCAGGTAACATACACAGCATCATCATGGAAATACATCTCAAAATGCTTTGTTGATCCAGCACTGGGAATTATGGTACCGACGGAAGCAAAAGCTGGAAGTACAACAGGATTCTGCAATGGACTGTATACAGATTCAGGCACGAGCGGCCAAAGAGAATGGCTGTCCCTGGGCCATCTGGACAGTGGCACGATTTACGGCCTCTGGCTTCTGAATGCGCGCATTGGCGTTGGCGCTGCGGACTGGCTTATCGTCTCCGGCGTTTCACCGAACGGCACACGGGGTGAATGGCAGGCGGCAGCCTGACAGAGGGGCTGTCCCCTCTATGTAACTGATAACTAATCAACTTCGAAAAAGCAGAATAGCAATAAATTACGGACTTGTAACACGAGGTAGCGGTTCCTGTTCCCTGGCTGTCCCTGGGCAATCTGGACAATGGCACGATTTACGGCCTCTGGATTCTGAATGCGAACAATGGCGTTGGCAATGCGAACTGGAATATCGTCTCCGGATTTTCTTGAAAATGATTTGATATTTGTGTTACATTTCGCTCCGCAGGACGGAGCCTGCAACAGCAGCGTGGGGCATCACCGAAATTTGATTGAAGCCGAACCTTGTGATCGGGAGCATAGGGGCCTGAGACAAGGAGCATGAATGCAGTTGATTCATGTGTGGGGTGAGTAGAAACACCGAAAACCCCTTATATCAAGAAACGAATGAAACGGTATTGTAAAAACATAACATTAGATCAGAACTTTATAACCGCATGTATCTACGAATGTCTAAGTGATAAATGGAACCGTATGGATACAGCCAGATTTCTGGCAAACTATACGAATATCATTACAGCCAGACAGATACACAGAATTATAAAAGAAAACCTTAAAGACTGGTTACATAATTTAGTCTGCACAGCAGCGGCAGGAATGGAAGAAGAAATAAAACTTAGAAAAGTATCTTTTGATCCTATAAAGACAAGCGCAAGACTGGATGGAAATTCAGGAAAAGTAAGAGATATAGGCGTTGAGTGCATAAAACAGCAGATATACGATTATGTAGCCACAAACGGATTGAGAGAACTATTTGAAAGAAAAATAGGAACTTATCAGTGCGCAAGTATTCCAGGAAGGGGACAGGTTTATGGAAAGACAGCAATTGAGAACTGGATCCGTAAGAATCCGGGCAAGACCAGAATAGCAGCAAAGGGAGACGTCCGGAAATGTTATCCATCCATTAACAGGAGAAAACTGAAAAGAATGTTAGAGAAGCAGGTCAGAAATGAGGATCTGCTTTATTTGACTTTTGTTTTAATTGACTCATTCGATCAGGGACTGTCAATTGGATCATACTTGAGCCAATGGCTCTGCAATTATTATCTGAGCGCAGCTTATCATTATGCTGCTGAAAAGCTGTTCAAGAGGAAGAAACACCGAGACGGAACAATAGAAGAAATCAGGCTGATTAATCATGTCTTGTTCTACATGGACGATTTCCTACTGATTGGAAGCAGAAAGGCAGACGTAAGAAAAGCAATGAAGCTTTTGGTTAAGTACATGAATGAGTATTTAGATCTGACGGTAAAACCAGATTGGAAGTTGTTCCAGATCGACTGGATAGACAAAGACGGGAAACATCATGGAGAACCTATTGATATGATGGGATTCAAAATCTATCGGGATCACACAGAGGTAAGACGGAGCATTTTCCTGAGAGGACGCAGGGCATTTGTAAAAGCTGGGAAGTATGTGGAGAAAGGAAAAGCGATACCATTAGATCTTGCGTACCGGTGTATAGCATATTACGGATGGTTCAAACATTCCGATTCTGAATATTTCAGAGAAAAGTATAACGTAGATAAGATATTTGAGAAAGCGAAAAGGAGGGTAAGCCGTGAAAGCAAGATTTACAGAAAAGCAGGATCCTGTAACCTGGAATACGCTGCCTGACGGAAAAGTAGATGTAATGATCTGCCTGAATGAAAATACCGTAACAGAGACTTATTCAGGTGGAGATCCGGAGAATCCGGAACACATCGAACAGACAGTGCATGAATATGATTTCAACCAGTTCCGGGAAGACCAGAAAAAGATTTCAGAGGAGACTGTAAGATCATCACCGGAAAAATATCTGAAATACATTCCAGCAACAGAAAAAAGCACAGAGCAGTTATTGGCAGAGCAGGCAGAACAGATCGAAATGTTGAAAGACTGCCTGCTGGAAATGAGCGAACAGGTTTATGCGTAGAAATTTAATTATAATGTTATTGAGCAAAGGAGATAAAGAAATGATGGCAAAATTATGGGCGAGTGAAATTTTAAGCAAAGATACTATTGAAGAAGCAAAAGAGGAATACAACAGAGTTCCGCGTCTGTTAAAAGAAAAGGTAAAGAAGCTTCTCGTTGATGCAGGCATGGAGGAAATTACTGAATAAATGACGAAGCTTCAGACCATTTCAAAACTCTGGTCTGTAATCTATGATATGCAATTAGCTATGAAACCCCGGGAAGAGATAGGCAAAGAGTTAGATGTTCTGGAGTATGAATGCCGGAAATATGTGGATACAGACGACTTGGAGGAAATGCCATGAGAGGATTGAAACGTCAAAAGCAAATAGTGTATTGGTCAAGGGTAACTGAAGAACTTGACGGGATAGATACAATCAAAACGTACCAAAAGCCAGAATTACATCACCTCTCCGTATCTGCGACTGCCGGAACGCCAGAGGAATTATCTGCCGGTTATATCCCGGACTATGACAGGTACATTACAAACTTCGACCGTAGTTTCAAACCGCAGACTGCTGATGTATTCTGGATTGACCGCAAGCCAGAACTGACCGACACAGGCGAACTTGTTTTAGGTGAAGACGGAGAGCCTACAGTACCGCCAGATTACCGTCTGAAAAAGATTCTTGATACCCAGAAAGGCAATGTGGCACGATACGGTATCAAGTATATAGGAGATGGCTCAGATGGCGAATAAGACGATTAAAATGACCTTATCTCACAATTCTATACAGGATGCGATAAAACAGCTTAGGGAGTACCAAAACGGGCTTAAAAGAAAGAATGAGATATTTATCAAGAGATTGTCCGAAATCGGGCTTGATGTTATTCGGTCCACAATGGAGTCAATACCTGAAGAAGAAAAAGGCGATTATTATACAGAAGTTATAAACGATACTAAAGGCGAAATAATTGGCATTTCAATAAGGCTTTCTGGTACAGATGTGCTTTTTGTAGAATTTTCAGCAGGGATTTCATACGGCACTGACAGCTATCCACTTCCATCCGGGGATGAGTACGGGATGGGTACTTACCCCGGAAAAGGCAATTGGGACAATCCTAACGGTTGGTGGTATAAGGACGAAAACGGAAAATTACATCACTCTTTTGGAAATAGGGCTTATATGCCGATGTACCATGCGGAAGAAGCTATTATCATTTCCGTACGAGAAATTGCCAAAGAGGTTTTCGGTTAATCCTTTATCCATTCTATATGGTATCCAACAATATTCAAAATTTCTTCTACTTCAGAATATGAAAAGGTTTCCTTTCTGAAGCGATTGCTAAAATTTTGAAATGTAAAATTTGTTCCATGCCTACGATTTATTTCGCTATTTACCTGACTCATAGTAAACCCTTGTGAAATAATTATTGCTTTTAATTTGGATTTAAGTTCCATAAAACGCTTCTATCAACTATTTGTTAAATTATGAATATAATTTTATAAAAATTAATTTGAAAATATAACAAATATATTGTATCATTACAAATGGAGGATTACTTCGTGAATTGTGAAATAAAAAGGCGGGAGGAACCAAAGATGATAGTAATGGATATACGTTTAGATAATTTTATGGCATTTAAGAATTTCCATATGAATATGTCTTATCCTAAAAAAATATTGAATTCATATATAGGGGAAGAATATTTAAAAGATCACCCCAACTTTAGGTATAAAAAAGTAAATATACTTATGGGGGCAAATGCTTCTGGAAAAACTTCTTTTGGAAGAATGTTAATGAATATCTTTAATTTTATGGATAGAAAAGAAACGGAAAGGATTACAAGATTAATTTGTGATACAAGTAAAAAGGCAATGTTTTCAATGGATTTTATAACTACAGAAGGCGATTGCTTGTATAGAGTAATAACTCAAATTGATCCTAAAACAGAAGAAAAGTATAAAGATACGGATATTAATATATGCGTAAATCATGTGAAAATAGGGGCCAAAGACAGTTACGAAACTTGTTGCAAACGATTCAATATTCAAGACCGCATAATGAAAAAAAATTTCTCCGAAGAGTTAGGAAAAATAAAAGGATTATCATGGTCATTTGAATATCCGGCAGATTTTGGAGGAGTTAATAAATATTCTACGTATAATAATAGTATATATTTAAAAGTTTTGGAAAATACGTTAAAAGCTTTAGATACATCGATTATAAAAGTGGAAAAAATACGTGATGTAGAAAATTCTTTTGTTATAAGAATGAGAAATCAAGATGTCATTATACAAGATGGAGAATTAACGAAGAGTGACATTTTATCTAGCGGAACGAAAGCGGGTATTACTATTGCTGGCATGGTAACGGCTATTATTAATGGAGAGAATGGATTTTATTATTGTAATGAAAAATTTTCATATATACATACAGATATAGAAAAAGCATTTTTGTCTTTAATGATTCAATGTTTGAGAAAAAATGATCAATTGTTTTTTACGACACATAATACAGATATCCTTGATCTACCATTACCAAAACATACATTTACTTTCTTGAAGAAGGATATAAATGATGATACAGAATCAATAAAATGTGTGAATGCCTCTGAATTTTTGAAAAGAAGTACTGATTCGGTAAAAAATGCAGTTGAAAATGATTTGTTTTCGACATCGCCAAGCACAGAATTAATTTACCAATTAGAAGAATTGAAGTAAAATACAAAAAGAGGATATACCATGGGAAAATACTATCAGTACTATGTTGAGGGTCAAGACAAAGAGAAAATTGTATAGATATTAAAAACTGAAATACAGTTAATAGAGCCTGGAAAAGCAGAAAAATTTAATGTTGTTTCAGAAGTATTTAGTTCATAGCATCCCCCGGATTTATTTCCGGGGGTCTTTTTTATTACCAGAATTTGTAACATCATATGCTTATATATGGAATCATATGCTTATAATATGATATATTTAGAGTGCGAGTTAAAGCAGTAGAAATAGGCAAAACTAGACGAATCATCTGTAAATCACAGGTGATTTTTCTTTTTTAAAGGAGGTGTCCCATGATATTTGCCATTGACAACCCGGTATCGGAGGTTTTTGAACGATGGGGCAACTTCATTCAACCAACAGTCGGCAAAGGCAATTTTTCCATGGAGAAAAGCCAGACAATAGCGACAGACAAAAAGAAATATGCCCGGTTGTTTTTGATGGGAAATCCAACACAATCATCTAGCCTTGATGGAAGTGAATGCGCGACTGTGCTTTCGTTTCAAACTGAGAGCTACGCATCAGGTGTAAAAGCCTTGTCAACAGCGTACGAAATCGACAGTAAGAGTCATGAAGCCATGATTTCTATGGGATTCCGAAGAACATACGGGCCAGAAGAAGTTGCAAACTCCGAAAAGAGTTTCAAACGAATCATAAGCCGGTACAGCAGAATTTACACCGGGCAATTATTGGAAGCGTAACAGCTTCTATTTTTTATACCAAAAAGAAAGGAGAGTGTCCTATGAGTAAAGATAAATTACAATGGCTGAAAGCTGCGGGAATCAGAGCTGTTAAGACAATTGCTCAGACAGCAGTTGCGACAATCGGAACCGCAACAGTCCTTGGAAGCGTTGACTGGAAGATGGTCGTATCGGCGTCCATTCTTTCCGGCGTTTTATCCTTGCTTACATCTGTAGCAGGGCTTCCAGAACTGAAAACAGGCACAGATGAATAGAAAGGACGGTGATCCTTTTATCTCCCGGATGCAGGGTTACGCATCAGAGCCATGTGGCTCTTTTTTATTGTAATTTTATAGCTGAAAAAGCAGAAAGGAGCCGAATATGGCAGCAACACCAGCGATTGACCTCAGTACCATTGGCATGAAGGTCGCGATTGCATTCGAAACTATAGCGGGCACACGCCCAACAGAAAAATATTACAATTTACAGAAACCAAAATCCATTCCGGATATGAACCCGGAACCTGATACTATCGACACCACATCTCTGAACGCAACAAAATACAAAACATCCGTTCCGGGACTTCTCGATTTATCGGGAGCCATGGGATTTACATTTGGTATGTCTCAGGTGTTCATTAATACTTGGGAAAACATCTGTGCCACATGGGACAAGAACAAAGCAGAAGGTAAAAGACCTTGGCTGGAAATTTATCATCCAGACCTTACAAAGGCTTGGTTTATTCCAATTGTACCGTCAAGACTTGGCGTTCCATCTGCCGAAGTAAATGCAGCATGGGAAGTTACTGCAAACGTAACAATTTCAGATGAAATCAAGATTGAAGACAAAATTGAACCGTCTGATGAAGATTTTCCATCTCCACTCGGGGGCTGATAAGCATCCCGCCATTGAGTCAAATCTATGGCGGGAATTTCTATTTTAATTTGGGAGGACGAATAAAATGACAAAATTAACAATTAATGGAACTGATTATATTATCAAATTTGGTTACAATGCGTTCTGCGATACAGACCTTATGGAAAGAGTTCAGGACTTGGCAAAGCTTTTTAAATCAGCAGAAATCGAAACAGATGGAGATGTTTCTGGAATTGGAAGAATCAAAGACTTATTCTGCGTAGTCAGGGAGCTTCTTTTTGTTGGATTTAAAAAATACAATCCGGCAGAATCATTGCAGGAAATTGGGAATTTACTGGATGATTACAAAGATGAAGAAACCGATGAACCAAGAGGACTCTTACAGTTGTTCGGCATTCTTGCCGATGAGCTTATGAACGCGGGTTTTTTAAACGATATTCTTCAGAATCCGAATCCGGAGATGGAGAATGGAGTGAAAGCACCACAGGATCACAAGAAGCCAGTCAAAAAGTAAAAAAAATTCAGAAACCATTTAGTCGATATGTTATGGAAGATTTGCTTCCATTCTATATTTATATCGGAGTTTCTAAAACAGAGTTTATGGATTCTGAACCAAGAGAACTGGAATGCTACGATTTAGCATATAAGTTTTCTGAGGACAGAAAGAATTTCCACGAACATATGCAGGGCGTGTACACAGTAGAAGCTCTCAAAGCTACCATATGTAATATGTTCAGAAAAAATGGTCAAGCACCATATGAGTATCCATCAGAGCCATTCAGAATCTTTCCACTTACCGCGGAGGAAGAAGAAGAGAAAAAAGAAAAAGAATTGCAAAAAGCAATTAATTATTTTGATGCGCTTGCTGCGGATTCTAAGAAATATAAGAAAAAATAAAAAACGGGACAATTATGTTTTCCGATTTAAAATCGGGAAGCTCAAACTGTAGAAAACCAGATGGAGGGGACATTTTTTGTCCCCTCTTTTTTACTATAAATATTTTTTGAGAAGGGAGTGAGAAGAATATGGATGACAATACGATTGATACCTTGGCGATACAAGTCAGCAGTGACGTTTCCAGTGCGTCAAGATCAATCAATGATTTGTGCAATAAATTCGACCGATTAGACAGCTTGATGTCCAAAAGCGTAGGCTTGATGAGGAATTTTTCTAAATCTATCGGTACTCTCAGTTATGCCGTGCAATCTATCAAAAGTATTGATACAAGTAAGTTGAATAGCATGGCCGCACAGCTCGAACGTCTCAGCAAAGTGAATTTGAGCAATCTTGAAAACAAGAACCTCAAAGTAAATGTAGAGATTAATTCAGCAGATATGTCCGAAAAATTGAAATATTCTGTTGAGAAATCTTTAGAGACTACCAGAATAGACGCATCTGCATTGTCCAAACAGCTTGCAAGTGCATTTGAAATAAAAGGCGGTGCCGCTTCCAGACTTCAAAGACAGATAGATTTGTTGGCACAGCAGCTTACAAATTCATTTGACGGACAAAGCTTCACAGCCGGTGACTGGGGAAAGACTCTGGATGATATTGCAAAAAGCATTGAGCAGAGCGGGAAAGTCGTAAAATCCAATCTCGGAAGCTATCTGGGTGGTGCAGAACAGGAATGGCAAGACTTCTACAATTACTTTAAAAACAAAAGAATCTATGTTTCCGATATGCTTAAATTTGACATCGGAAAAGGCGAATTTAAAGAGTTACTGCAACAGCACCTTGGCAACATTGTCTCTGACGCAACAAAAGGAATCAACCTCAACTCTGCATGGGGAGAGCTAACAGAAAGGTTCCCCACATTAATTCCAAAAGACACTATAAATGCAGCAGATCAGCTGATAACTGTTCTGGAAAACCTTAAAAAAGTCAGAGATTCTATTAAACCGGTGTCTATTCAATCCCTCATGGGTTCAGAATCAGATTTAGCATCTACGCAAGTATACGAATCTGTCTCTGAGATGGGAAAACAGCTCGGAGTTGCAATCCAGAAGAACATCTCATCTGCCATGGAGTCTGCAAACGGTCAGATTCCAATTGACGTAAAGATTAATGAGGATAAAATTGCCAGAGACATTCGAAATGCCATTAATAAGGCATCTACGCTCACCTATGACCCGGTAAAAGTAAACCTGTCAGTAAATACGGACGATATAAAGAAAAACATCGAATCCAAACTGAACGGACTGGATTTATCGACAGTAAACAGCCAGTTACAACAGTTCGCTCAGTCCGTGAGCACCCTTGGGAATCTAAATCTGAAAGACAGCGGATTAAATTCATTCGTAAATGCCATTCGTAGATTGAACGAAACATTAAATTCCACAGGTGATGTGTCTGGAAAGATTCAGAACATGATTTCCGAATTATCTGGTCTTAGCAGTATTCCAGACGTATCAAACAATGTGAACCGGTTTGTTTCTTCGCTGGCAAGATTGGCAAATGCAGGTGGTTCTATTGATACAGTTGCATCTAAGCTTCCAAACCTCGGCAAAGAGCTTAGAAAAATCACAGCTTCATTCTCTAAAATAGGTGACGTTTCTCAACCAATTAATACGTTTGTTCAGTCAATATCTCAACTAGCGAACGCAGGGGATAAAACTGGAAAGGCAGCAGAACATCTTGAAGATTTAGCGAATAGTCTTAAAACATTCTTCCAGACAATGAGTACCGCCCCAAAAATCAGCCGGAATACCATACAGATGACGCAGGCTATTGCTCAATTATCAAACGCAGGTGGAAACGCTGGCAGGGCAGCGCGGTCTACATCAAATGTGTTTAGCCGATTAGGACAGGGAGCAGCCGGGGCAGTACGAAAGGTTAATAGCCTTGGAAACGCTATTGGTAATGTAGGCTCAAAAGCAAAGAAAAGCAGTCCAAGCATTATGTCTCTGATCGCTAAATTTTGGACTTTGAAAACAGCAGCTGCGAAAATTACAAGTGCAGTCAAAAGTTCCGCGGATTTCCTTGAAGATTGGGACTATTTCAAAAATGCCTTTCAACAGGTGGCTGATAGCTCGAAAACCTCATGGAAAGAAGCTGGGTATGATTCCGCTGAAGAATATGCAAATTCTTTTAGTGAACGTGCCAGAGAACTGACTTCAAAGATGTCCGGGTATGATATTTCAAGCGAGGGATTACTTTCCGAAAATACAACCGGAAAATCTCTTGGAATGAGCCCAAGTTTACTGCTAAATTATCAAGCCACATTCGCGCAGATTTCTTCATCAATGGGTGCAACATCAGACCAAGCCGAAAAGCTTTCTAAAGCCTTGACAATGATCGGAGCCGACCTCGCTTCAATCAGGAACGAAGATTTTAACAAAGTTTATGACAACATGACTTCTGGACTTGTTGGCATGAGCCGTGCTGTAGATAAATACGGAATCAACATCCGTAATGCAAATTTACAGCAAGTAGCAAGTAATCTCGGAATACAAACCGCCGTTTCTAAGATGGATCAGGCAAGTAAGGCAATGCTGAGAACAATTGTAATACTGGATTCCTCGCGCCATGCGTGGGCTAACTTAGCTATTACAATCAACAGTCCTGCCAACCAAGCTAGAATTTTAAGACAAAATTTAGCTTTGTTATCTCAAACAATCGGAAGCATTTTTCTCCCAATGGTTGCAAGCGTCCTTCCATATTTAAACGGTTTGGTAATTGCATTCCAAAGATTAGCAAACCACATTATAGATATTTTCGGAATCAAAGACAAATTAAAACAGTGGAATTTTGGAACATCCTCAGGAAATAACGTAGATGCACTGTCAGAAGCCCTGGATTCTATAGATGATTCTGGAATTTCAGATGTAGACAGCTCTGTAAAAGACACCAGTAACAGCCTGAAAGATGCAACTAAAAACGCCAAAAAGTTGAAACAGTTCCTTTCGTCCTATGATGAATTGGAGGTTATGAGCAAAGATGACAGTTCTCTGTCAGACCTTGCAAATTCTAAGATCAAAACACCAGCTCTCGACACATCCGCCCTTGATACAGGAATCCTTAATAGCGCGTTAAATAGCCTGTTAGACGAATACCAGAAACAGTGGGATGCCGCCTACAATTCCATGGAAAACAAGGCTATGGCGTTCGCAAACAAGGTTACAGACATATTCGGTAAGCTTGCAGAAGCTGCAAAACCTACAACAAGAGCATTGAAAAATCTCTGGAACAATGGTCTGAAACAGTTCCGGAATTTTACATGGACAGCATTAAAGGATTTCTGGAAACACTTCTTGGTTCCGCTCGGTAAGTGGACACTGGGAGAAAAAGGGTTACCGCGATTAATCAATGCTTTCAACGACTTCCTTGTAAAAATCAATTGGGATAAAATTAATGCTTCACTTGTAAAACTGTGGGATGCATTAGAGCCATTTGCTGAGAATGTCGGCACCGGCCTGTTAGATTTCTTCGATGATTTCTTTGACAAGGCGGCAGACGGAGTGAATAAACTTCCGGGAATGATTGACAAAATCACCGCTTTTGTTAAAGGAATTAGCCCAGAACAGGCACAAGATATAGGATATAAGTTGGGGCAGCTTTTCAGTGTCTTGGGCGGTATCAAACTCTTGAAAGGCACCATAGGTATTCTTGACAAATTAGGAGTTGGTAAATTTCTTACCATGCTTGCATCACATCCGCTTCTTGCCCTTGCTGGAGGACTTGGAGCAGTCCTTCTACAACTTGATTCTATGGGTAAAATTCACATTCCGTGGGATGCCATTGGAAAGGGATTTGAAACCTTAAAAGAAAAAATTATGGAACTGGCTGAAAAAATTCCATGGGATGATCTTGACGAAATGTTTTCAAATTTCATCGAATCAATAAAGCCCATTGGCGAGGGCGCACTAGAGGGGCTCGGAGATGTTTTGAAAGGTATCGGAAGCGGAATTAAAGCGCTATATGACAAGCTCAAAGATATGACACCCGATGAACTCAAAAACATTGGAAAAGCTCTTGGGACTATTATCGGAATCAAAATAGCTGCTGATTTAGCAGGAAAAATTACTGGTTTAGGAAGTGCGTATTCCTCTCTTGGAAAAGGCTTATCGGTGTTAAAAACTGGTCTTGTTGGAATTATTGCTCTTAAAGGATTTAAAGGCGGAGAATGGTTAAGTAAAAATATTTTCGGAGCAGACAAAGACTGGTCAATACAGGATTTTGTAAATGACATTATCGGATATGAGTCGGGAGATGTGAGCAATGCTATTAATGCATGGATTGATGATGTTATCAAAAAAATCCATCCCAATAAAGTGACCAGTGAAGACGTGAAACTTTTCGATGATTGGACAACAGCCGCTCTCGAAATGGTTAAAGCAGGGGATATTACAGCGAGTCAGGGACAAGCATTATCTAAAAGCATTTCTGAAATCGAAAGCAGTAGTGGAACTGGTAAAATCGCGTTATATGATTTGCAAAACGAAATGATCAATCTTGGAATATCTTTTGATGCATTCGAGCAAACCCTTGACGGAACAAGAAAAATCGTTGATGAAACAGTAGATTCAACCAAAACATCAGCCGAAAAAGCCAAAGAATCCGCGGATAAAATTAACAGTATTTCATTTTCGAACATTGAAAAGCATTTTGATAGTTTGAAAGACAGAACAGATCGTGTTGATTATGCGCAATTAGTTGTAAAAACGGCAAATGCAATTGACGAGATGGGCGGTATCTGGGAAAACGGAAAGCAGATTCTTGGTGAAAAAGCATTGCAGATTTATCAGGCAATCGCAAAAGGACTCGAACCAGACGAAAACGGATTTTACACAATAGGTGAAAACCAGATGGTTCAGTTTGGAAATGGAATATCGGATTATAAAGAGACTCTTAAATCAAAGACTAAAAGCACACTCGATGAATCATTAAAAAGCACTATAGAAGATAATGTTCCTGTAGGATACACTCTTGGGGAAAGCGCGGCCGGATATTATATAGATGGTCTTTCTGGAAGCATTGTGGCACTTAGCCCAGAAGTACAGTCGGCGTTCAATGCCATGTACAAAGGGGTTTCTATGGATGATATTAAGAGTAACGCCGAAACAAGTGGAAAGGAAATCGGGAAAGCTTCTGGAAACGGGTTCAAGAAAGGCATGGAAGAAAATTCCCAAACTGTCAAAGATGCCACAAATAAGATGGTTAATGACGGCATAAAAACTCCGGCACAAGATTCTCTCGGCATTCATTCCCCGTCCAAGTGGTTTGAGGAACTTGCCAAATTCTGCGGTAGAGGATTCAGAGAGGGACTTGATACGGGATTTGCCAGTGCACTTCACTGGTTCACAAAACTGAATGTAAGAATCAGTAACAGCATAGGATCCTTATACAATGTCGGAAGAAATGCAATTATCGGGCTGAACAACGGATTTGTAAATACTGCGAATAACACTTTGTTTAAAAACATTCAAAACATAGCAAGCAGTATATCTAACACATTCCGAAAAGTTCTCAAAATTCACAGCCCATCTCAGGTATTTGAAGAACTTGGCGGTTACACCATGCAGGGCTTTCAGATAGGTATGCAGAACATGATTCCGGCATTACAGTCTACAATCGGGGATATAAGCACATCCATACAGGGTATTCAGCTCCCACAGATGGAAGCGAATATAAAGGCTGTTCCGACTGCCAGAATGTATCAGAAACCGGTATCTGCAAACGGTACTTTCGGTGATGATATTCGCCGTGAAGTAATTGCAATCAGTAACAACACATTCGACAACAATCAGAATATCGCGCAGGTTATCCGGGAAGCTGTCAAAGGCATGGCAATTTATGCAGATGGTCACTTAGTCGGATATTTGCAAGAGGAAAACGAACAGTTCAGAAACCGCAATGGATTCGGATTATTTGAAAGGTAGGTGAGGTAAATGAGTGATTTTATTGCAGGTAGCAGTTTTGAGGGATGGCTCTTGAAGTATGGAAGCAAAATTGTTCCAAACAAATACCTCGCCTACGATGATTACACCGCAACTCCGAACCAGAGAACAGAAGTAGAAGCATACAGGGACTTGAATAATCTCTTGCACAGGGACACAAGCCCGAATTTTAAGACAAAGATTGATTTTAATACCAGACCGCTTTATCTGGCAGAGAAGATTGATTTGCAGTCTACATTTGCTTCTGGACTGGTAAATAGAGCACAAAGGAAGTACAAGGTTACGTATTGGGATGATGAGCAGAACACCTACAGAACGGGGGTTTTTTATATGCCCGATGTGGATTATAAAATTATCAATGTGGACGAAGAGACAAAGAACATTCTTTATAATAAGATGCGGTTCGCACTGATCGAATACTAACAACCAGAGTGCATGGGTGTCACAGCTCATGTGCTCTTTTATTTTATAGACGGGAGGATGATTATGGCAACTTACGAATTTGCATCTTTGCTTAACACAACAGACGGGATGACCCAGGTTACAAACTTTGTTGTGCAAACGCAAGCATATGAGACGGAAGGAGTGTCCTGGTATCACTATGCCGGAATCACTACAAATAAACTTTATGTCAATAAAAAAGGATATATTGGTCTGGGGATAGATACGGCACACTTGAAAATGTTCTATCACTCACCGGCAACAGACGTATTTAAGGTATACAGACAAGAAGGAATACTTAACACGGGAACTAAGTTTTTAAAGCTGAGAGTGAATGGAGAATATTATTATTCTGCAAATACTAGGTATGCGTTTGAATACGAAGTTTTTCTGTTTGACGATGGAAATATATTTATCTACATAATCAAAAACGCAAAGGACAAATACAATGTTTTGTATGGAATATGTGAAATCACAGATGGAAAGACTACAAAGACAGTGTTGGAAGAATATGATAGTGATTTCAAATCGTTGCCTATCAGTAGACTCATCAGCAATGCCGGTATAAAACTGACAGTATCTATGACAAAATACACTCCGATAAAAGAAATAGGAGCGAGGGTCAAGACAAACCCATCGACAGTATATCTTCCAAACAAGTTAGATTGGTCAGAATTAGCAGTGGAATCCTATGATGCATCTGGAAACACGAATGTAGTAAGTAATTTTACCTTTCCTGATGTTGATGTATCTACAGTTGGAACAAAAACTGTAAATCTATCATACAAAACTTATAGCCTTCCTGTTGAGATTACCGTAAAAGAGGATAAAGTCTTAGAACTTACAAAGATTAATCTTCGCGATCATTATCTTTTAAATGAAGCGCTAGAGGTATATTCCATAACAGCAGTATGGGAGAGCGGAAAGAATGAAACATTGACCTCCGGATTTGACGTTTCTGGGTTTGACAGTGCTACTCCCGGCACAAAAGAGCTGACAATTTCATACAAAGGAGTAACCGTAACAAAAAGTATATATATCGCAGCAACTGCTACATTGACTGTTGATGGTGCTAAAACCGAATACTATATAGGGGATGAGTTTGAAAGCGTTAGCGGTGTTATTACATACGATGATGGGAAAGAAGAACGTGCTTATGAGCTAGAATGTTCTGGATTTGACAACACGCTTGCCGGAGAACAGGTTATCACAGCAACCGTAAGAGGACTAAGTGCTACATACACGGTAAATGTATTTGATACGATATCTGCAAACATTGGAGCAAATGTAGAAACAGATGTCATAGCTTCACTTAACCTGGTTACTGGTCTGCTAACGGTCTCGGGAACGGGTGACACAAAAAGTATAGAAACTCCAAGTTATTGGGGAGGTGGAATACTAAACGATAAAGGAAATCATTCTGGTCAGGTCAAAAAAATCGTAGTTCAGGAAGGAATTACTGGTCTGATTGGAGCCTGCTTTTATGGTATGTTGAATGTTACAGAAGTGTCACTTTCGTCTACATTAAAGACAATAGGAACTTATTGTTTTTACAACTGTTCTCTAATTACATCGTTGACGCTTCCGGAAGGACTAGAGGTATTGCAAAATGCTTGTTTCTTAAATTGCGAAAAATTAACAGAATTGACACTCCCAGAATCTCTTGCCACAATAGAAGCTTCAATAATTGGTAATTCGAACCTAGTATTAACTGTGCTAAGCAGAACTGTCCAGTTTGATAATTATGCGATTAATACTGTAAAAACAATTCGTGGGTATATCGGGTCAACAGCAGAGACTTACGCAAAAAGCAATAATATCCCGTTTGAAATAATTGATAAAATTTTAAAAATTGAAATCGTTAATCATCCTTCAAGGGCTTACCATGTCGGAGAAGCTATCTCCAAAGCAGATTTAACTGTAAAGATAACTTTTGAAGATGGAACTGAACAGGAAACAGATTTATACGGATTAAGCTATGATTTCGGTTCAACTGGAACAAAAACCGTAACGATAACAATAGGAGACAAGAATGCAACATTTGATGTTAATGTGGTTGCATACAAGTTTCCTGAGTTGGTTGGTACCGCAGCTGGAATGCATCCGATTAGAGACAATGTCAAAAACGACAATGTGGTAGATACTATAGACGGAGTTGGGTGGTTTAAGTTTAACAATGCAATTGCAGATAAATTATACGTGAGTTCAGACAGTTGGATTGGATTTGGAGTGTCTACCGCACAATTAAACGTTTGCAACCGCGGTGGAGCCGTATGGAGTATTTATAGGTTAGAAACAGCGCTGGATAACGGAACAAAGGTTCTTAAAATCTATATAGAAGGATATACTCAATGGAATGCATCAGGAACACACGAAAGCCAGATAAAATATGAATTGTTTTTATTTAGTAATGGTGATATGTACCTGAATATGATACAGTCCCCAGGATCATCAAGCACGTATAAGGGAGAATCAAGTCTGATATGCAATAACAAGACCACGACTTTATCACTGGACGGAGCTACGCCAGAAAAGCCAGTACAAGTATCATTTTTGCATCAGGACGATTCAGGACTAGATTGGGCAGCAATATACAAGGCGTATAATTTTATAAAATTGACAGGAATTACTGTTACTACGCTTCCGAAAAAAGTTCGTTATAAGGTTAAAGAAACTTTTGACCCGACAGGTATTACTGTAACAGCAAATTACGATGACGGAACATCGAAAACAGTGACAGACTATGCTATGACTCAACCCGATATGACCACGCACGGTTCAAAGACCATTACAATAACTTATGAGGATAAAGCCACGACATTTGAAATTATGGTTATTGACGTATCTGGAATTGAAGTGACAGCCCCACCAAAAAAGACACGATATTACGAAGATGATATATTTTCTTCAGAAGGGATTGAAATTTCTCTGATATACACAGATGGTAGTAAGGAGAAAATAACCGGATATTCCCTTTCCAAACCAGATATGTCATCTGGCGGAGAAAAGATAATAACAGTAACTTACAACGAATTCACGGCTACGTTTGCAATCACGGTGGTTGGCATATCTGGGATAGAAGTCTCTAAAATGCCAATAAAGACAGAATATTACACAAGTGACAGTCTTGATACGTCCGGTCTCGAGGTAATATCCAAATACACAGATGGAACATCAAGGAAACTGACAGATTATAGCATATCAAAATTTGATAGTTCGTCTGTTGGCGAAAAGACAATTACAGTAACCTATAAAACCCATACCACTACATTCAAAGTCCTTGTGTATGAACTGCAAGGAATCCGTATCACACACTACCCGGAGAAAACCTACTACAGAGTAGGCGAAACATTTGACCCGACAGGGTTGGTTGTTGTGGCTATGCGGACAGATAATACAGAGAAAGAAATTACAGATTACACAGTATCTGGATTTAACAGCTCTAAGGCTGGCGTAAAAACCATCACAGTATCTTATCAAACTGAAATTGGCGGAATAGAAACGTTCGTTGGATATGATGAATTTGAAATCAAAGTAACCAAAGATGGAACGAATCCGTTCGAAGATAACACCGACCCAATCAACGTGAAAGTGCATTGGATAAATGGCGAATTTGAAGATTTGACAAACGATAATATTCAATCCAATACGCTGTCATTGCAGGAATCATTGTGCAATAAAGCATACTTCATTTTTGGTGGTTGCATATCCAACCAGATCACATTCAAGTGTTATCATCAGCAGTTTATCGGGACAGATGAATCCACTTATCCATCTGGAAAAATTGAAGTTTATCTTGAATGCAAAGGGACAGAAATTAAGATTTTTACGGGAGAAATTGCGACAGGAGAACGTGATGCAAATTCGTTTGTTCGTACCATTGTGGCATACGATTATCTGTATAAATTGCGGAATACCGATATTGCGTGGTGGTATAAGAACAACACAAAAGACAAGCAAATGGTGTTCACACAGAAGCAGTTCAGAGATGCTTTGTTTAAGTATCTTGGTATTGAACAAGTCGATGTAAAACTCAAATATGACAGCGCATATGTTCCGAATACTGCCAATTCTTCTGAAATGAATGTGGCTAATATACTGGAAGATTTATGTCTGCAAAACAATGTTTTTGGGTGGATGAACAGGGATGGAAAATTTGAGTATAAAAAGCTTAAAAAGAACTGCAAACACCGCGGCACGACAGTTTCCGGCGTTGAAACATTCGATTTTTACGAGTCTGCAGTACATCTCGACAGATTTAAAAGTTTCAAGGCAGCAGAGGGAAGAGTGTGGTTTTTTAACTACGTTTACACAGACCCAGACCCATCCGGTGAAATATTTACATCCGGCGAACCAACCGCACAGGACGCATACGAAAGAAATGTATTCTATAACCGTAACAGCTTTTTTGTAGGCAATCAAGACTGGCTGAATTTCGCCTACGATGCGAACGAGTACGGGGATTACACCCGAACAAAACCGAAGTATGCAATCTGTTATGGAACTGTCGCAGAGGACATTATCAAAAAGCAGTATTATCGGGCACAGGGATACTCTGTGGAAGTGCAAGGGAATCCGTTCAATATGGTTGGACAAACCGTGGAAATGACACATTCCAAGCTTTCTGAGGACGGCTCTGCAATACAGTGGACGATTCACAGTTATATTATGAGCAGGACGTTGAAATTAGGCATTACAGGGCTTATTGACACATACACTGCCAACAATTCCCCGTACAACGGAAACAATCAGCAATTAGGCAAGAACACGCCTGAGATCACATCTACAATCAACAGAACAAGGTCTGAAATGCCGACCATTAGTTATGCAGAATTTACAGACGGAACGGAATCTGGAATTGCAACGATTGATGATTTTTCGGACGGTTCTGGAAGTACTTCTGAGCAATTAAAAAAGGCACAATTAAGGTGTGTGAAGCGAATCAAAAAAGCCGATTATGACGCTCTAGTAGCCGCAGGAACTGACCGGACAGATACATTGTATTTCACATTCGATGAGGGTTGATTGGATGATATATAAGGCATTTTTGAATAGGCAGGAAATCACTGGGTTTCCTGTCAAAGGTAAAGAAACAAGTGAGATATGGGGTGGAAACACACTATTATGGCAGAAAATACCAATAGAGAAATTTAAATTTAGGCTTACCCCAAAAACAGCAAACTCTTTTGGAGTATCAGGCGAACATGTAACTATAGAATTTACGGATAATCAGGGAAATAAAAAGTCAGTTAATTACGGAAACCAGTTGGCAAATATCGACTGTTCAAAAGTATATTTAAAATGTCCGCTAAAATACACACAATACGTAACCATCTGGGGAGCTAAATTAAATTTGTGTTTTACAAACACATTAATTTCTCGTATATATTCTCCATTGCCTAGATCAATGAACAGAGAATTTGTTGGATTAATATTCGAAGAATGCCATGAATTAAAAGATATATCGCAAAATTTACTGAAGAATCTTACAGACCTAAAACGTACAATTAGATTGTTTCGAAATTCAGGTATTCGAAATATTCCGGGTGGTTTATTTGATAATTGCTTGAATTTAGAAGAAGCACAAGAAACTTTTGAGGGAACAGACATAAAGTATGTCCCCTCTGACTTATTTTCAAAAAATCCAAAGTTAAAACAGGTGTACGGGCTCTTTATGAGTTGTAGTAATCTCTCGTACTCAAATTCAGGATTTTTGAGTACGCAACCATTAATAGACGTTTTCGGAGTGTTTGCATATTGCGGATCATTAACTAGCGTTAATTCTGATTTTGCAAAAAACGCTCAACCAGAAAATGCAATTAGCCCTAACAGGATGTTTCGTGGATGCTTTTACGGAGACCAAAACCTGCAATCCGCACCAAATTTTTATAATGATTTTCCAAATACCAAAAATGAAAATGTCGCAGGATGCTATTATGGTTGCAAAAAATTGAATTTCTATGCTTCCCTCCCGGAAGAGTGGACGCAATATTTAAAAACTTGGGACGTAGAATAAAGGAGAATATTATGTCAACAATTTATCATGCTTATGCAAACGGCAAAGAAATTACGGATTTTTATATTGGTGGAAAGTCTGTAAATCAAGTGTGGGGGGGGCACACGTTATTGTGGGAGAGGAACAAAGGAGAAGAGTTTAAATTCACTTGGTCTGGGAATCTTGCGATAATGATATGGGGAGATGTAAAGGTATCAACCGGTGATGGAACTACATATAATTTGAAAAGTGATGAAAGCAGTGGAACAGGAAGGGGATTATTGCTCAAAAAAAACGATGGTAAAGTTTACACTGCTACTATAAGAGGAAATCTAAAAGATATATATTTCAAAAACAAAATAGGCTCTGATGGTAATACATATAGATGCGATATAATAGACGTTCTTACACCATTTCCGAAATCGATGGAAAACGTTGTTGCTTTTGATTATCACACAACAATAGGGTTGTTCCAAGATTGTTTGAAATTGCGAAGCATCCCGGAAAATCTACTTATAAATTTGCCAAAATTAAAAAGTGCAGATAGAATGTTCGCAAATTCAAGCCTAAAAAGCATACCGCAAGGCTTGTTCAGAGAAAATACGGAAATCGAATCGTTCAATTCCACATTCTACGATACAAAAATAAAAAGCATTCCAAGTGGGCTATTCGAACATAATAAAAAAGTACTGTCATTTGCTGGCTGTTTCGGGGACTGTGTACAATTAAGTACAATTCCTTCTCTTCTATTTGCAGGGCTGGACAAAGTTGAAACATTTTCCAGATGCTTTGAGTGGATTTTTTATAATTTCAATGGGGCCACCGCTCCGATACCGCAAAGAACAATTCCGGTAGACTTATTCAAAGGATGCACAGGTGCCAAAAACTTCAATCGGTGCTTTACCGGGAATGCAGGAATAACTTCTGTTCCAGACAATTTATTTGATGATTGCCCTGTAGAAAAAATTGTAGAGTGTTTCAAGATAGGATGGCATTCTACTACAGATCCTATGAGATATGCCACACTTGTGTCGGCGCCCAAACTGTGGGAAAAGTTTCCGAATGCTTCAGGAAAAGGATGCTTCGATGGTCAGCGCAATTTACCATGGTATTATTCAATTCCTAAAAACTGGCGAGGAGATGATGATAAGTATTATTATCCTTATAATGTTTAAAATTAATACGGCCGTATTGGAACTCTTTTACTTATTTCGGCACTAATTTCATCAAATAAGAACCCCAAAACTGCAAATAAGAGCGCATTTTCCCCGAAAATCCAAATAAGCCCTTATTCGCCCAAATAACCCCAAAATCTCAGTCCCAACCGTACTAAAATGTAACTATATCGAAAATAAAAAATGAATAATTTGTAAACGTAAATTTTGCTTGTTTTCAGAATAAATCAATCATCTGAGAAAATAATAAAATCCAGAAATAAATATTCTGTCAACGAGCAATTTTCGTTTACATAATATCTCAATGTAACGTTACAATAACGTTACCAGTAACGCAATGTAACGCAATAGAATAAGAATAAGAAATAGAATAAGAATATAATTAATATATATGAGATATATATTAATCGTCGAATAAGCGCTATTCGACCCTGACATTCTTGATTCGTTTCAGCCCAAAGCGAACCATTTTTATTAATGACCTTGTATTTGACTCATATAACGATTTTATGTACTGTTCGATAAAATCCTCGAATGACATATAAAAATTGATTTTAGTGGCAAATACGGTGATTACAAGGCACATTTAACAGAAAGGAGCAACACGATATGACAAACGAACAGAAAGCAGTTCTCAGGAAGATTATTTATGCAGTCGAAACCGGCGGACAGGTTTACGGACAACAGGATTATTCGGACTTCACGGAAGCTTACACCAATTCTTCTGAAGAACACGCAATTACAATCGGTGCGGGGCAGTGGTACGGAACCGAAGCTAAAACGCTTCTGGAACAAATTTACGATGCCGACCCGGAACAGTGGGAGAAGATAGATAAGGTCAGACTTCTGGAACAAGTTCAGACTGCAAATTGGGAATGTTTTAATATTTCCAGAGTATCACAGCTTGCTAATACCATAGTTGCCCTTATTTCATCCGATTTGGGTGTTAAATGCCAAGATAGTCTTATGGATGAACAATTAGCCACCTATACAGAAGAAACCATTAAACAGGGCGTTACGGATGCTAGAGCGCAAGCTATGTGTGTGAATTTTAGGCACCAAGGCGGACAGGGGGCAGTAACGCGGATTCTGGCAAAGACTCAGAAACCATATACGCTCGATAATCTCTATGCAGCCTGCCAGACGGACACAGGGAACCAAGTCGGGGCATATAAGAGCAGACAGAGATTTGTTTATAACGCACTAAAAACACATTTTCCAGAAAGCGAGGAAACAGGTATGAACGCAATTAATAAATTAATCCAGATCGCAAAGAATGAAGTTGGATATCTTGAAAAAGCAAGCAATAGTCAGCTTGATAGTAAGACAGCAAATGCCGGAGAAAATAATTATACGAAATATTGGCGAGATATTAAGCCAGATTATCAAGGACAGCCATGGTGTGCTGCATTCGTTTCGTGGTGTATGATGAAAGCATTCGGATTAGACGCAGCAAAGAAACTTTTGAAACACTGGCCATACGTTTATTGCCCGACAATGGCAGATTTGTTTACTTTGAACAGCAATCCAAAAGTTGGAGATATTGTTATTTTTTATCGAAATGGCACATTTACGCACACCGGAATCGTAATAAAAGTGTCAGGAGATCGGTTCTGGACAGTCGAGGGAAACACTTCTGGTGGCTCTACAATTATCGCAAATGGCGGTGGAGTATGCCAGAAAAGTTACTACAACAGCAACCTTCCGGGAACAAAATTCTGCACTCCAAATTACAGTTTAGTTAAAAATACAACGTCAGATTCATACTCGGATGTAGTCAAAAAGCAGAACACCAGAGCCTACATTGCGCAGATAAAAAAGGACACAAAATGTTATACAAAATCAAACAAAAAAAGCCCGTCAAAGCTGTTTCCGCAGTTGAAAAAAGGTGCAGTTGTAGAGGTAATGAAGTATGTGGAAACTGACAGTAAAGGGTTAAGATGGTACTTTGTCAGAATCCCGTATCCGAATGATGAGGGATTTGTATTTGAATTTATTCCGAAAGGAACATTCAAAAGAATCACAGAAATGGCTAAATGACACTTGTAATATAACAGGCAAAATGATATAATAATTTTGTTCCATACATTCACCCTTTGTGAGCAGAAACCGCCAGTAAGCCCGGTTAATTCCCTCCGGACGCTGGCGGTTTTTATTTATCTCATTATGTAATTTTCATATTTTTCTTTGATTTCCCTTGCCCCATTTTTTCTTATCTGAACAACATCCCCGGAATCCATGACAAAATTATCACCCGCCGACTGAATGTGATCCATGTTCGCCAGATAGCTCTGATGGCAGCGCAAAAATCGCTTATCAGACAGCTTTTCTTCCAGATCATTCAGCTTGCAAGTGGTCACGAAACATCGGTTATCTGTCGCAAAAATATGGCAAACCCTTGCCCGGCTTTCAATGTACTCAATTTCATCATATTTGAGCCGGTTAATCTGCCCGCGGAATTTGAACGTCAATGTTTCATCCTTCATCTGCGACAGAATCTCATCAATAGCTCGGTATATTCTGCCGTATTCCTTGCCTTTTACAACATACTGCATAGCCCCGACATCGAATGCCTCTTGCAGATGGGAATCGTCGGCTGTCCAGAATATAATCTTTCCATCATATCCAATATCCCGGAGCTGGTTCGCAATCTCCAGACCGTTCTCCTTTTCCAGAACCATATCCAGTACAATTACATCGTACCATTTCCCTTCTTTTACATCTTCAACAAGCGGATAACCTGCTGAATACTCGCTAATTTCATACCGGTAATCTCCTTTGCGCCGCAAGAATCCCGATATGTGCTCTTTAAACAAGTCGACTTCAATTTGATTGTCGTCACATATGGCTATTCTCATATGCGCACCCTCCTTTCGTAGTCTCAATTTTGTCAAAATACGCAATGATTTTGACAGCACACACATTTTTCTTCCTGTTCGTGGTATTATTGTCCCACAAACAAAGTGTAGCACTTAAAATTGTTAGTGTAAAGCGCTAAAGTTTGACATAATTCGCAAAATATGGTTTCTGTGTCCGGGAGGATGTGTGGATAGAGAGACTGCCTGCGAGAACGACAGGCAAAGAGAAAGAGGGGCGGTTGCCCCTCTTGTTTAGTTTACACCATATACTCTTTGTGCGTCTGCGTTTTCTATTGCTATAAATTTATTATCATCAATCAGTGCTAGGAAATAGCTTCCTGTGAAAGAATGAAAGAAAACATCGTTTTCTTCTTTTGACAAATCATCTGAGGTTTCAAAGATTGCAATAACTCCATCATCATCTCCACGAGATTTAAAAACGTATCCCCCTTTAGGAAGCGTTTTTCCTATGGCATAATAGCCAGCCGGATATATTCCACTTTTTGCGTCATATTCTGGCAATGTCGAATAATGAATGACTTCTTCTTGATTGTTTTCCGCAATATCGTTTCGGGATTCCTCTTCCTCTAAAGGCTGTAGAGGTGCTTCCTGTTCAGGATTCCTGCTTTTGATGTATTCTTCAAAGTATGGCATCAAATCATCCCTGTCCCACAAAATGGTATTACTTTCGCTTGCAGCATCTTTGGCAGACTTAGTAAAATAGCTGTTCGTCATTACGATTGCAACATGGCAATGGTAATATGTTTTTCCAAAATGCACTTCTTGAACAGCTTTATTTCCTACAGAACCGCTGAACCGCTTGCACTGAACCGCGTATTTGATACCAGATTGTTCAGCTATGACATCGACACCCTGATCGCCACTGCCTCTTGTAACCGTGACATTCTGAAACCCTTTTGCCCGTAAAATATCAGCACACACATATTCAAAATCATGTCCATCCATCCCGTCAATATTTTTCATGCTAAAAGTCTTTCTGGATGTCGGCTGATATACCGGAAGTTCTGGGACTTTGGGCTCCAGCATTGGTTCTTGAATTGGTTCTGGAATCGGCGCTGGAAGTTCTCTACAGTTATATAAATCAACGGTCATATTTACTGGAATCAGGATTCGAGATTGAGATTTAAGCTCTACATTTCTAAATATTTGCCCCTCACTCAAATATAATTTGTTGTTTTTAAATTTTAAATGAGTATCTTTTTCTAGACAATCTATTTGAATATCTCCATAACCTTCAATTGCACGAATATCGTATAATCCGGCAGAAATGTCGCGTCCAGAAACATAAATTCCACCAGTTAATTTTTCGCCATTAAACGTACTTTTGCGGATTTCTTCCAATCTTTTATTCGTTTTAGCAACATCCCGGTCTATGCTTCCTTTTGTAGCGTAATACACTAGAGCCAATATTGCTACAACGGCTACAATTCCCACAACAACTTTCCAATACTCGTGTAACAAACCAATTACGTAAATCGCCAAGAATATCCCAAGCCCAGTGCCACATCCTCCGGTTTTATTGTTTTTAGCCATTTAAAATGTTCTCCAATCCATTCCAGAGTGAATTTTGATATATTCATTCTTCAAATTTTCAACATTATTCATCATATCCATTTTGAATATCTTTCCGGCACAAGTAATTGTGACCGTCTGGTAATTAAATAGGCTGCCTAAAAGCCCCTGATCGTTACTTATGGACGATACCTGGCTTAAAGGAATATCTGCATTGTGAGTAAAGAAAAAACCTTTGCGTATATAGACCGCCTTATTGGTTAAAGTGATTGATTTTGAATAAAAAGTAAGAAACGAGCCAATAGCGATCAGCGCAAATATAATTGTCCAAATATTAATTCCATTGTTCATAAAATAATACCCAATGGAGAAAAATATCATAATCCCAACAAATACATAAGAAAACCAATGCGCATTGCTATAACATAAGTCCTTTTCTGGTACTTGTTTAATCTGTGCTTGGTGAAGCGGATGTCCGCAATGAATGCATCTGCCAGCATCAGAACTTATCTCTTTTCCACATATAGGACACTTTATCAATCCCATACAATCCCCTCCCTTGTTAAAATTTTACAATATTATACCACCTCATACAAACTGTGCATAGTAAAATATCAAAAAAGTAGATTATTTTTGCAGAAAAACTCCATGATTTTGCACCTCCCGGAAAAATCACACAAGTTTGTGCTATAATGCGTGATATATTTTTAGAAAGAGTTGGTAATAATGGAGAAGAACAGATACAGGATAGTCGTACTCATCCTGATATTTTGCGAAATATTCTGTGCGGTGCATATACTGTCACATGATATAGCAGAACGCCACCGCAGAGATGCGCAGATCACAAAGGAAGCTACGGAACAAATTTGTTCCGCCCAGATGCAGCAGTTGAGCGAGGTCAAGGAAATTTGCAATGTCAGATGTTATATTCGCAAAATTTTCTTTGAAATTGCGAAGTTTGCCTACGAAATAACAAAAGTCCATGTGTATATTTGGCAGTTGCCAAGGGGAAATATCGGTAGTATAATGATAAAAACGAACTAATGTTCGGTTCTATTTCCCACAAGCCGGACATATACTGTAATGTAGGTGGTAGTTGTGACAGGGAGGGCTATTTATGGATTATAAAGAGAAAATAATGGCTTTATTAGAAAAGGTTAAAACAGAAGAAACATTAAAACGGGTATATAAACTGTTAGAATATTTGTATTTAAAAGAAAAGTAAAAATAAAAGCCCCTGCGTTTACAGGGGCAAATTTGTTATTCTGTTTTTAAATCATCTGGAGAAGCCGAAAAATAATATTCGAACTTAGAACTATCATATTTTGATCCTATCATTTCATTGATTTTGTCCGCAATGGCAGTTCCCATTTCTTCTCCAAATTCCGAATCCTCTACTTTAGTTTTCTTATACTCCGTAAAGATGTTACCCCACCAATATATATTTGGCTTTTGGACTATCCCTTAAAAACGCGCCCGCATTTTTTGCATTGATATTTAGTAGAAAAGAAACCCCTGCTAATTATCTGTACATTGGCGCTCCGACAAGTGATTGCCGGGCATTTTATTTTTCTGGTAATTTTGTCGATAGTTTTTCTTTTTCTCATTTAAGTCCTCCTTGGTGATTTTTTATATATTATAATACACAAAGGACTAATAGTATAGTTAAAACGCAAAAAAAGACTGGGATTTTTACCCCAGTCCTTTTTATTAGTTGCTTTCTAATTCGGTCAAAATTTCTTCAAGCTGTTTCCAATGCTCTTCACTAAGCTTTGCGAATTTAACAAGGATTTTTTTTGCAAATTCATTATCCCCGGTCATTACCGAATCTACGATAGCCTGCGCATCGCCATCGTCGTCCATAAACATGTTACCGTCGCCACTCACAAGCCAGTCATAAGAAACCTTATAAGTAGTACAGATCAATTTTAGAAAATCGTCATCTGGAACTGTTCTTCCAAGTTCTATATTTTCAATTTTACCACGGCTTTTTAAACCGAGTTTTTTTGCAAAGTCTTCTCTTGAAAGTCCTAAGTATTTTCGCAGCTCTTTCAACCGCTCGCCCATTTACCCACCTCCTTTCTTTATTTTATGGTAACAGTATAACATTTTTAAAATACGTTGTCAACGTAAAAATATTTAAAAACACGTTGACAATGCGTTATAGATGTGATATTATACGTTCATAACGTAAGAGAGGTGGAGGTGAACAAATGTCAGAAGAAAAGAGACAGCTTATCAGAGATGTAACAACACGAATCAATAAGCTTCCGGTAGATAAGCAACACTACATTTTGGGATACATGAATGGCGTTGCTGATACTGTTGAGAGTGATACTCAGAAAGAAGAAGCAACAATTAGAGATAGTAATTAGAGAGGAGACGATATTACGGAACAGTTAATACCTATTAATTACAGTAGTGAACAACCTACTGTATCAGCCAGAGAGCTGTATGCAGGGCTTGAAATTACAGACAGATTTTCGAGATGGTTTGAAAGAATGTCTGCATATGGTTTCGCTGAGGGAAGCGATTTTACAAGCGTGAAAAGTTCCACACTTGTAAATAACGGAGCAGAAAGAGAAATTTCTGATTATCAAGTTTCTATAGACATGGCAAAACAGATTTGCATGATTCAGCGGTCAGAAAAAGGCAGACAATACCGACAGTATTTCATAGACCTCGAAAAAGCATGGAACACGCCAGAACAAATTTTTGCCAGAGCATTGAAGATGGCAGACCAGACCATTGCGAAGTTGAAAGATTCGGTCAAGTTACTGTCAACGGAAATCAGTGTCAAAAACCAGATAATCGGCGAACTGAAACCGAAAGCCGACTACTATGATGAAATCTTAAAGAATCCGGGACTTGTGACCATTACCCAGATTGCTAAGGATTATGGAATGTCTGGGAAGAAGATGAACGATATTCTGCATGACATCGGAATCCAGTACAAGCAGAGCGGACAGTGGTTACTGTACAGCAAATATCACTGTATGGGCTATACACATTCCGAGACCGTTGATATCGTGAGATCGGACGGTAGACCGGATGTGAAGATGAATACTAAGTGGTCACAGAAAGGAAGAATATTTCTTTACGACAAGCTGAAAGAGAGTGGGATTCTTCCGGTGATTGAGCAGGAGATGACAAAATGATAAAAACTGATGAACTTCGAGGAATATTTGCGAAGAATAGAAAATCTCAGACGGACGTTGCCAAAATGCTTGGAATTACGCCAAAAACATTTTATGGAAAGATGCAGAAAGGGATTTTCAACAGTAATGAGATTCAGACAATGATTGATGAATTTCATATCGAAGACCCGATTGATGTTTTCTTTGCTAAAGCAGATTAAGTAGGAGGTGAGAATATGAAGATTGCTGACGAAACAATTATCAAGTTCAGAAATGGCGAAAAAATGTATATGCCGTCTGAAATGTACGAAGAACTTGATTTTAAAAGAAAAGGCAGTACAGAGTGCAGTTGGACAGAAGGCGGATATGATTGCAAAGTTCAGCTTTATTGGGAGGATGTGCTCTACATCGCAAAGACAACGCGGAACACATCCAACAAAAGTGATTAATAATTGGTGCTAGGATGCCTGATGGCTTTGCAGTTCTTTACTTTCTCTTTATCCAGTTCATTGAGAAAGTAATCTTCATCATGGGAATCCAGAAGATCAGCAAATTCTGCGCGGTATTTGAAGTATCTCTGGCAGATATGAGAGTTGTCCAGGCTTCCCGGTAATTCAGCGCATAACTTAGCAACAGCCAGATCATGAGCGATTTGCAACTTATCCATCGTTATCACCTCCTTTGAGGTGATTATAACACAAGAAAGGAAATACATGAGAAAAAGAATAGCAGCAATTTTGTTATACTTGAACGATTGGACTTGCTATGTAATGGAACAGACAGAACCTAACAGTGCAGATAAATACCATTACGAATTAGTTTTCTATCCTGAAAGATTAATCCCAGATGTACAAATTAAATAGGTAGTTAGAAATGTAGGAGGTTCAGAATGAATATCCTAAATGCCATTCCCATGTCAGCGATGTTAGCCATTTGCAGTTGCGTTTCTTACTGGCACGGGAACAGTAAATGCGGTGGAAGAAAGGCAGGCCTGATTTACACAATCATACTTGGAATTGTTGCCATGATTCTTGCAGTTGCAAAGCCAATATTTGTGTGAATGAATATAATTTTTCGCGAGCGTCAGCTTTTCGATTGACAATTGAGTCATAAAGTGACTTCGCTTCATCTCAACTATTGCATGGGAGATAGATTAGCATTTCGTGAAAGCATTCGCAAAATTCAACTCTTTCACTTTTGTAATCTGATTCAATCTGTTTTGAAGCAAATTTTATAAATTTTTCAAAGCAAACTTTTTGGTACTGGTAATATTCGGTTTGTTTAGAAAATTTGAAATCAAGTTCTTTCATCTTGAATTGAAAGTAATTGTTCAATCGAGCAGTAAATACAGGTGCTGCAATCGCGACAACTAAAGCAATCCATGCCGCTGTAGCACTCCAATCCATATTAAACACCTCCTTTCATAAGGAGAGTATACCACATAAAAAATCGGAGGGATATAAAAATGGCAAAAGCATTAATCCTGTCAGCTCTGATCGGCAGTATGTCACCGTACTTGCCGTTCTGGAGATTTGACAGTGCATCACAGCCGGTTGCAGTAGCAATCGTAATATTCGCATTATCATTCGTGGTTATTTACCCGGATGAAATTAAAAGAATCGGAGGAAATTAACAGTTAAATATAAATTATAAAATCATATAAGCGTATGTTGAGTTTTATAAGATATTAGAGTGGATTATATTTCCAGGCATCTATAAATCTCAAGACTTATGGAGAAAAATTTGCAAGCTGACACTGAAACGTTAATGCAAATATGTACGGATACGTTAGTCCGGAATTTACGCCTATGGAGAGTACAAGAACTTGTGAGTAGATTGATATTTATATCATCAAAAGCATACTCGTTGAAGTAGGAATGAAACATAGAAGTTTATAACTTTTTATAAGTTTTCAGTGACGGAAAAGAGAGATGATTGAGACAAAAATGGGAGAAATCACACTTAAAGGCAGTAAAGCAGAATTAATAGCTGACTTATCTGTTATCGTTCGTGGAATCAAAGAAACTATTATGGAAGATGACAAAAAAACAGAGGAATCTGTGAAGCAGGAGATTGACGAAGCGGTCAAAATCGGATTGATGAACGAAGAAGAATTTAAAACTATTCAAAAAGAAAAAATCAAAGAAGTTGTAAAAGCATTATTTGGTGATTTACTTGGAGGGCTTTTCGATGAAGATAAATGAATTTGATAAGACCGTAGATGAGTTGTACCAGTTGTGCAGGAGAGTTCAGAAAGAAACCGGCAGAACGGTAGCATTTCATTTCGCAAACTACAAGATCGGATGCAGCTTGCACATCAACATATATAAGAAAGAATCATTAAGAGAGTTTGATATGTACAGCATTGCAGAGGGCGGTTATCAGCAGGAAGAGAGTGTGAAGAAAGTAACTGACCATTTGAATAAAATTTTGATGGAAAACACATGTCCGTATTGTGAGGGGGATTGCAATGGAGAAAGAAAATAAGATGGATTTCAGAGCAGAGACCGTAGCCGAAGAGTATGCAGAGCTGGTAGGCAGATTAAAGGCATTTGAAGCGTACCTGAACACAACCGAAGCAAATACGTATTTAAAGAAAGAAGTTTGTGCAGCTATACTCGGACTGAATTTGGAGGACAAGGAAAAATGAAATGCTATAAGGGATTTGACAAAGACTTAAAATGCCGTGATTTTCAGTATGAAATCGGCAAGGAGTATGAAGAAGAAAGAGCCGAGATTTGCGATACTGGATTTCATGCTTGTGAGAATCCGTTGGATGTATTTGGATATTATGCACCGGCTGATTCTAGATATTGCGAAGTCGAGCTGGATGCAAACGATCAGAAATCTGACGACAGCAAGAGAGTAGGAAAGAAGATTTCGATTAAAGCAGAAATCGGAATTGCCGGAATTATTAAAGCCGGGCTGGAGTACATCAAAGATCAGGTTAACTGGGACGATGATAAAAAGTCCAACACCGGAAACCGGTCAGCGGCAACCAACACCGGAAACCGGTCAGCGGCAACCAACACCGGAAACCGGTCAGCGGCAACCAACACC